AAAATAATGTCGCATATATAAAAACTATAAAAGAAGAATCTGTTTTAATTAGACATATTTTAAAAACAGTTAGTTATAGATTTTTAGGAACCTTAACTACAGTTGTCGTTGCATATTCGTTAGGTGTGACAATTGAGGTTTCGACATTGCTTGGTGTTGGTGAACTTATTATGAAGCCATTTATATATTTTGGTCATGAAAGATTGTGGTATAAATATATAAGAATTAAAAAAGATATTAAAAATAAAACAAATGAAAAATAAATTACCTGAAGATTTTGATTGGGAATTCTATTTGGGGTATTATGAAGATTTAAGAAACGCTGGTCTTAAAACAAAAAATGATGCTAATACACATTATTTAAATCATGGACAATTTGAGAATAGAATTATTTATGGCAATAAAATAGATTTTACCAAATTCATAGAAATTTGTAAAAATATAACAAATCATCTACCAAAAGAATTTCCAAAAATAGATAAATCATCAAAAAAGAAATCATTAATAATTGAAACCAGAAATTTAGACCATAATGAATTTGTTATAAAAAACACCATTCAAAAATTGGGTGACGGTTGGGGTCACATTATTTATTGTCACCAAAATAATTACAAACAAATTAAATCTATTTGTAACCAAATTAGTTTAGAAATAGAAATTAGATTAATTAAAAGAGAATTAAATAGAAACGATTATAACAACTTATTACTAGATATTAACTTTTGGGATGAGATTGATTGTGAAAAAGTTTTAATTTACCAAACAGATACTTTTATTTATAAAAATTTTGATGATTACTTTTTAGAATTTGACTATTTAGGGGCTAACTGGGGATTGGACCATACTAAAGGAATTCAAAAAATGATAACAAATATTACATTTATTAATATGACACAAGGAAACGGTGGGTTATCACTAAGAAGTATTAGTTTAATAAAAAAAGCACTAAACGATAAAAATTTTAAAAAAATAATTACCAATGGATTTGACGACTTAGAAAAAATACCAGAAGATGTTTATTATTCAATATATAACCATCTTTACTATAAAGATATGGGTGACACCAAAAAATTTAGTATAGAACCTTCATACAATTTTAAAGATAATTTAAATTTTTATGACGACCCATTTGGATTTCATAAAATTTATAACTTTGTTGATGGTGAGTTTTTTATAAAAAAATATGAAAAAAAATTATTAATTTCTAAAAAAATTAAAAATATATCCTTGTTAACAAATAAATATGAGATAATAAAAAATCATAATTTAACAAAGTCAGAAATAACTGTAATAATAACTTCATATAACTATGAGAAATACATTGAGAAATCAATAAAATCCGTAATTAAAAATAAATTAAAAAATATTGAGGTTTTAGTTATTGATGATAATTCATCGGACAATTCATTAAAAAAAATAATAAATTTTTTAAACAAAGATATAAACCTTACTATAATAAAGAAAGAAAAAAATACTGGTACAGTAGATACTAGAAATATAGCGATAAGAGAATCATTAGGTGATTATGTTTTTATGTTAGATGCTGATAATGAGATATATGAAGATTGCCTAATCAAACACCTAAATTATTTAAAATCAAACGATTTAGATGCTGTTTATTCTAAAATAGATTGTTTTGATGAATTAAATAATTTTATATATCATATATCTAACAAAGTATTTAATTACCATGATTTAAAAAAAAATAACTATATAGATGCTATGGCAATGTTTAATAAAAAAACTTTAATAGAATTAGGGTGTTATGACAATAAAATTCTTGAACTAGGCGATTGTTTAGACGATTGGGAACTTTGGTTAAGGTTGGGTTACAATAATAAAAAAATAGGATTCATAGATGAATCATTATCTAGATATTTAGTTAAAAGTCATGGAATAAATGGTAACTCTAAATATTTTGAAAATGAAATAAAAACGTATTTAAATGACAAATTCCAATAAATTAAAAATAAATTTTTCTGATTTTTGGTCAGGATTTGATAAATTAAATAATCCATTTTTTAATTTACTAAAAGAAGATTTTGATGTTACAATAAGTGAAAATCCAGACATTTTATTTTTTTCAGTTTTTGATGAAAACGGTTGTTATTTTAATAACAAAAGAGGTGTCAAACACAGAGATTATAATTGTAAGAAAATTTTTTATTCTGGAGAACCAGTTCACCCAAACTATAATGAATGTGATTATTCGATGAGTTATGATTGGATTGAACGTGATAATCATTTTAGGTTACCATTATATGTTATATGGGGTGACAGTTATTACCAATTAGAAAATAAAAATATTATTGATGATTCGTGTAATAGGGATTTTTGTAATTTTGTTGTATCTAACCCATTATGTTCTTTTAGAAATGATTTTTTTCTTAAATTAAGTAAATATAAAAAAGTCGACTCAGGTGGTAGATTCCTCAATAACATAGGTAATGAAGGTGTTATTGATAAGTTAGATTTCCAAAAAAAATACAAATTTTCCTTAGCTTTTGAGAATGTTGAATATCTAGGATATACTTCTGAAAAATTAACTAACGCTATGTTGGCAAATACAATTCCTATATATTGGGGAAATCCATTAGTACATGAAGACTTTAACACAAATAGTTTTATAAATTATTATGATTTTAAAAATGAAAACGAAATGATTGAATATATTATTTATTTGGATAATAACAATGAGGAATATTTAAAAAAATTTAAAGAACCTTGGTTAATTGGTGATAAAATAAAAAATTCGTATTCAAAAGAAAGTATTAAAGGATTCTTAAAAAAAATAATTTTAAACACATAATTTTATAATGCCAATATTTAATAATGAATTTTAATAAATCCACTTTTTTAAGTAATTACTTATCTCTGTTTTAGTCATAAACTTTTTCATCTCAGACCAAGTCAAATAAAAAGGGGTAGTTCTATTTAAGTCATTTAAATCAGACTTTAAAATAGATAAAAAATTATTTTTAATTTCTTGTGGTAATTTATATTTTTGTTTAAATTCGGAATATAGTGTAAAATAATCTTTGTCACTAGAATCATTTTCATAATTAAAGTTAATATCTGACCCAAATACTTCCGAAAATATCTGATTCCATCTGTGAGATTCTTTTAATCTGGTTTTAACAAAAACCATATTTTCATGTTCCCTAATAATATAACCTTTTTCAAAATCAAAGCTTACGTCAACAGGGATGTTAAAATAACCCCACGATTCGTGATAAGAATGATATATATCCAAAAGGTATAATTTATTTTCATTAAAAAAAATGATAATCTCGTCAACTGACATTGAGCGCCAATTAGGACAATGTTTGTCTATGTTCTGAAAAAAAGAGGAAATACCCCTTTCAAAAGGTTCCCTGTAAGAATCTATAATATAGATTTTATCAAATTTTTTTGAGCTGTCAGTAATTAATTTTTTTACATCACCGTGTCTTGGGTGACCACCTTTAAAATGAGCCGTACTGTGTAAATGTATGACAGAGTTAGAACCAAACTTATTTTTCATACCACCAAATAAAGTTCTAGACCCTGTTTTTCCACTACAAAAAACAAAATATTTTATATTATCTAATTTATTTACATTTATTTTATTTAAAAACATAACTTATTTTTATCATAAATATATTTGTTTTTATTTATAAATGTAGTATAATTAATAAAATAACGAGAGGTTAAGATTTACCCCGTACCAAAAATCAAAAAAGTTTATGAAAAAAGAAAAAATCAAACAGGCAACCCCTGAAGACATTAAATTATTTTTAGAAGGACATGACCCTGAAAAATATATTGTCTCAATTGAATTAGACCAAACAGACGATTGGTCAATTGACGAAACCAACAAAGTTTATTTAATTATCGATGACCCTAATAAGGGTAAAAAAATTAAAGTCCAAAAATTTACACCTTTTTGTTGGACCAAATCATTAAGAGGAAGTGGTTTTTACGGTGATGACCTAGATGTCATTAGACGTGAGGCCAAAAAATATGGTATAAGTACACAAAAATTAAATACTGATGATAACGAAAGACTTGAAGATGGTTTTAGTTTTTTGGTTAAAACAACAGGTACTTACCGTGACCTAATTAATTTCTTTAAAAAAGGTGGAATCAATCCTTGGGATAGAGATAAAAGATTAATACAAATTTTACCCCCTGTAGAACAATTCATGATTCAAACAGGTAAAAGATTATTTAAAGGTTATGAGGATTACACAGAAGTTCACAAATTAACATTCGATATTGAGACCACAAGTCTTGACCCAGCAGAAGGGCATGCTTTTATGATTGGGATTAAAGATAATCGTGGGTTCCAAAAACTTTTAACTGCTTACGACAATGACGGTGAGTATACTAAAGAGGGTGAAAAAAAAATGTTAAAAGAATTTTTTGAAATTATACATGAACTAGAACCAACAGTTATTATTGGTTACAACTCAGAAAACTTTGACTGGACTTACCTTATAGGCAGAACAGAAGAACAAAAATACACACACCCAAAAACAAGAAAGATTGAAGTTAAGAAAACATTAATTCCTGGACGTGCTCAACTTTTAGGTTTAAATACTGACGACATTATTAAAACAAAACATCCAATGATTAAAGCATCTAGAAAAAAAGCTAGTTTAAAATTGGGTGCTGAAACTGAGGAATATGAACAAACCCAACTATGGGGTTATAATGTGATGGACACTTACCACAGAGTTAGACAGGCGATGGCTTTAAATTCAAATTTACAAGAAGGTGGTTTGAAATATATTGCTAAGGAGGCTAATATCGAAAGACCCAACCGTGTTTATATTGATGGAGCTCAATTAGGTAAGATTTGGAAAGAAAATAAAAAATATCATTATAACCCGACTAGTGGTCAGTGGTATTCATTAGACGGAAATAAACCAAACCCGAAAGAAATTGAAGGTGAAATTATTGATGCCTATGAAGACACTTGGAATATAGTTGACGGTCAATTTTTAATTAAAGAATATCTTCATGATGACCTTTGGGAAACTGAACAAGTTGATGACATTTATGCACAAGCAGGATTCTTAACCGCAGCTTTAGTTCCGACTAACTTTGTTCGTTCAATTACAATGGGTACCGCAACAATGTGGAAAACTTTAATGATGGCATGGTCTTATGAAAATAATTTAGCTTTACCAGACGTATCACCAAAAAGAGATTTTGTTGGGGGGTTATCTAGATTATTAAACTTGGGGTATAGTAAGAATATTGCTAAATTTGACTACGCTTCACTTTACCCATCAATCCAATTAACACATAATGTTTTTCCTGATGTAGATGTATCTGGTGCTTTAAAAGCAATGATAAAATACTTGTCTGATACTCGTAATTTATATAAAAATTTAATGAACAAATATAGAGCTGAGGGTGATGACAAATTAGCCGGTAAATTTGATAAAAAACAATTACCGATTAAAATTTTCAATAACTCTGCTTTTGGTTCTATTTCAGCACCTTATATTTTTCCTTGGGGTGATATTGATATTGGTGAAACTATTACTTGTACAGGTAGACAATACCTAAGACACATGATTAAATTTTTTATGGAAAGAGGTTACGACCCTTTGGTATTAGATACTGATGGTGTAAACTTTTCTTATGATGATAAAGTATTATCACATACTTACATTGGTAAAGGTCTCCATAGATTTGTTGAGGAGGGGAAAGAATATAAAGGTATTGATGCTGATGTAATGGAATATAATGACCGTTATATGTATGAAGCTATGGGTCTTGATATTGATGAGGTATGGCCGGCAACAATTAATTTATCACGTAAAAATTATGCCACTCTTAAACCAAATGGTAAAATTAAATTAACAGGTAATACTATTAAAGGTAAAATGATTCAAAAATATATTAAAACATTTTTGAACAATGGTATTAAAATGTTATTAAATGGTGATGGAAAATCTTTTGTAGATTATTATAATGAATACCTTGAAAAGATTTATAATATGGATATTCCTTTAGCCGATATTGCTAATAAATCAAAAGTTAAAAAAACTTTTAAACAATATAAGAATAGAGGTTCAAATAAAAATGGAGCTGATTTACCTAGACAAGCTCACATGGAACTTTTAATTAAAGAAGGAATTGAACCTCAATTGGGGGACCAAGTTTACTATGTTAATAACGGTACAAAAAAATCACATGGAGACATCCAAGTTAAAAAAACTAAAAATGACCCACCTGAAGGTACTTTAGTTTTTAACTCTTATTTGATTACTTCTGACGAAATGGAAAAAAATCCAAATATGAAAGGAAATTATAATGTCCCAAAATATATAGATTCTTTTAATAAAAAAGTAGAACCTTTATTGGTAGTTTTTAATTTACATATTAGAGAAAGTTTATTGATAACTGACCCGGCTGATAAACAATTTTTTACTAGAAGTGAGTTGGGATTAGTATCGGGCATACCATCTGAACCTGGAGACCAAGATAGTTTAGAAGAACTTATGACAATGAGTGATGATGAATTAAAGTTTTGGCAGAAAAAAGGTATTTCACCCGATTATATGGTTAATGATAGATTATCCGATAAAAAAGAAAATTTAGATTCTAAAAACATAGCCTTAGTTGATTAAACCCTTAAAATAAGAAAAAATAAAGTAGAATTATAATAATTACCTGATATTTATATAGAAAGTAATTTATGGCTATTTTATTATTACGTGAATTTATAACCAAAGGGGGAGCTAAAATTAAGGGTGATATGCCTATTAATAGTAACGATGATGTTACAGCTTCTAAACTAACTACTGACGATAAGCAAAATCAAATGCAGGGACTTAGTAGGTATAATAATTACGGCAGATGGAGATATATGTCCGATAAAAAACCGAATTTAACAAAAAAGAAAAATAAAAAATCTTTAAAAAAAAGAGTAGAAGAGGGTTCAGCAAAAAAAATGGATGAACTTATTGAGGATATCTTTACTAAAAAAGATTTTGATAGGGATTTTGTTACTAAACAACCTGATTTAAGATTAAACGGAATCCAAAATTTAGATACTATTAAAGACTCTAATCCTATTTTAATTAGAAAAGTAGAAACACTTAGAGATTTAATTGGTAAAAATGATGCCACTGGTGAAGAAAAGGCTATTATAATAAATTATCTTTTAGACATGGATATGACAGACATCCCTGTTGAATATAAGAATGAACTTAAAAAGAAAATTAGATAATGGCCAATTCCAAACTACAGGGACAATCTTTTGATATTGATGAGGAAATAAAAAATCATTTAAAAAAAATTTTTAATGCATATAAAGGTGCTAAAGATGTTGAGGGATATCAAAGGTTGGAAGAATTGGTAGATAAAGATTCTATCACCTATGAACAATTAAAATTAATTAAGAATTTTTTTGATGGTCATAATGAGGGTAATAAACATACATCTTACCTATTAAATGGTGGAACCTTAATGAAGAATTGGATAGAACATACCTTGAATAAAGCTAGACAAAGTATTAAAGGTAAACAAGATGCTATGAGTGACGTGGGTATGAAAAACCAATACCAAAAAGAAAAAATTGGTGGTAATGTTAGAATAGACACAGAAAAACATGACTCAGATACAAATAAAATTTTAAGACAAGAAGGTATTTATAATATGAGGTTAATGGAAAACCTAATAACAACAATTGATAAAAACAGAAAATTATGCCTGGACAATCAATAGCTCCTATATTAACGGACGCAGACTCAGTACAAGAACTAAACCCTAATGGTGGGGCAGTTACTAATCAATTACCATCATTAAAAGCACAAGGTGATATTAGTAGAGCACAACAAACTGTAATTAACGATTATAAGAATGTTAATGGACAGAGATACGACGCTCAACACCCTAACGCACAAAGCACTGGTGATAACTATGGTAGAGGAGAAACCGCACCTAATTCAGGTGTTGGTACTTTGATAGATATACAACGTAAAAATGTGTTGTTGTATACTTCTGGTAATAAATACAAACCTGGAACAGCTGGTAGTAATTATTATAATTATAGTTACGGGGAACAATATTGGTAATAATGAAACTTTACTCTCTATTAAGCAATATTATATTAGAAGAAGTACGACCAAATGAAATAGAAGATTCTATTGAAAAACATAAGGTTGCTAGAATTTATTATGAGGGTGATGAAACAGAAGTAAGAGGTTGGAGATGGATTGAACCTTATGTTTATGGAGAATCTTTAGCCAATAACCCAATAATTAGAGTCTATCAAACTCAAGGGGTTACTGATACCGAACCTGAAGGTTGGAAAACTTTTAGGGTAGATAGAATTAGCAATTGGATTAAAACGGGTCAAACGTTTTATGAACCTATTTCTGATAGAAAATCAGGCGTACCAAAATATAATCCTAACGGAGATAGGAGTATGATAAAAATTTATAAACAAGCAACATTTGAATAATGGACCCAAGATTAAAAGCAATACTACAAAAAGCGAAAGTTATCGATGAAAGAGCTAGACAGTTTGATAAAACTGACATGGCAATTTTAGAATCTAATGTTACAAGTAGACAAGCTTCTTTAAGTGAAGAAATTAGTGAACCTGTTAGAAATTCTGTACCTAAAGTAGCAATAGGAAGTGATATGTATAAACAAAGAGTTAAAGAATCTAAATTACCACCTGAAATTCAGAGGGCGATGTTAGAAAACCCAATTCCACAACCAGATGCTGTTGGGACATTTTCTTTGGATGATGAGGACATCAAAGAAATAAACCCAAAATACGGTAGTGTAAAAGAAGAATACTATTCTGAAGAAGACGAGTTTGATTATATGGAACAAAAAAGACATATAGTAGAACAAAAAAAACCTGTAGCAAAAAATTCTAGTACACTAAATGAAAATGTAATTAGACAAATGATTGCTGAGGAAATATCAAAAGCATTACCTAGTATTGTTGAAAAATATTTTGATAAAAAAATGATTCAAGAAAACGTAAAAATCTTAAAAACTTTAAATAGTAAAGTTAAAAGGGTACAATAACAAACAACTAAAAAAAAGAAAACATGAGAACAAAAGGATGTAGTTGCAAAGGTAACAAAGGAACACCAAAAAAGTAATACTAAACCCGACATTAAGTCGGGTTTTTTATTTACTAAACTTTTCTAATAGTTTATATTGGTATAAAATATAGATTATGAGTAAAATAAATGTTTTAGTATTCCCATCAGATAGAACAGGGGTATCTAAATTTCGTTCAGTAGAACCACATATGAAACTACAAGAATTGTATAATGACGATTTTTATGTAGAAATTATTACAGCAGGTACAGATAATTTTAGTTGGGACGAAAGTTTTTTACGAAAATTTGATATTGTCCATTTCCATAGAACGTTACCAATGATTAAAGACGGTATGTTAAGACAAGTATATATGGAAGATATGTTTCAAATATTGGACAAAATCCATTCATTGGGTATTATAACAGTTATGGATTTAGATGATTACTGGTTACCTTCTAAAGAACACCCAGCATATCATATGATTGTTAGTGATGAATTACCTAAAAAAATCAAAGAAAATATTAAGAGAGTTAATTATGTAATTACAACTACAGATATTTTTGCTAAAGAAATTAGCCAATTAAATAAAAATGTAATTGTATTACCAAATGCAATTGACCCTTCAGAAAAACAATTTACACCAAACCTCGAAAAAACAGATAAACTTATTAGATTAGGTTGGTTAGGTGGTTCATCTCACTTACATGACTTAAAAATTATTGAAGAGGGTGTGAGTAGATTTTTAGGTGAAAATAAAATGGATTCACAAATGGTACTTTGTGGTTTTGATACTAGAGGTAGTATTACTGAAATTGATAGAAATACAGGACAACAAAGAACAAGAAAAATTGAACCACATGAAAGTGTTTGGGCTCGTTATGAAGAAATGTTTACTAAAAATTACAAATTACTTGAAGGTGACTATTTGAATCAAATAAAAAAATATGATGAAAGTAGTGATAAAAAATACAACGATTTAAATGAATTATATAGAAGAGTTTGGACCAAACCTATTACCACTTATGCATCAAACTACAATCTATTTGATGTATCAATGGCCCCACTTAAAGAACATACATTTAATAAGGTTAAATCACAATTAAAAGTTATTGAATCTGGTTTCCATAAAAAAGCTTTAATCGCACAAAATTATGGACCTTATCAAATAGATTGTGTAAACTTGTTAGAGTATGGTGGTGGTATTAATGAAAAGGGTAACGCAATTTTAGTAGATACAGGTAAAAATCATAAGGATTGGTATAAAGCACTCAAAAAATTAAAGGATAATCCGAGTTTAGTAGAGTTATTGTCACATAACTTACATGAAACGGTTAAGGATAAATACCATATTGATACAGTTACACATACAAGAGCATCTTTCTATAAAACAATATTGAAAGATGATAAAAAAGAAGTTGGACAATTAATCGAACATACAAATGCAATTTAAATTAGACAAATTATTATTTTTTGATATCGAATCAGTAAGTCAGTATGAAGATTTATACGACATGCCTGAAGATAAATTAAAGATGTGGGAATCTTACTATGACTCGTTTAGAAAAAAAGTTACCGATGAAACTAGAATAGACTCTGAATCTATGTCATTAAAAGAAATTCACCAAGAAGTTTATAGACAAACTGCGGCATTCTTCCCTGAATATGGTAAGGTAGCTTGTGTTTCTATGGCATTTGTAACTAAAGAAGGTGAGGTTAGATTTGAATCTTTTTACGGTGAAGATGAATTACATATTTTAACTGAAGTTAGAAAAATCTTTAATAAAATTGAACCTCTTGGGTTTGACCTTTGTGGTCAAAGTATTAAAATATTTGATATCCCATTTTTAGGTAAAAGATTTTTTATTAATGGAATGAAACCACCTAAACTGTTCCCAACACATGAAACTAAACCATGGGATTTAAGAGTTGTTGATACTAAAGAAGTTTGGCAATTTGGTAACAATTGGTCTTTGGGTTCTTTAGATTTAATCTGTTCATCATTAGATATTGAATCACCTAAAAACGGTGATGTTAAAGGGGATAGCGTTACTACCAATTATTGGGAGGGTAATCATGAAGAAATTAAAGAATATTGTGAAAGAGACGTTAAGGCTCTTGTAGATATAATAACAAAATTAAATAATCTTAAATAATGGGAGAAATTACACAACAAATAGAAGAATTAAAAGCTCTAGCTGAAATGGATATGTTACCTGAAGCAACTAGACAAGAAATTTTAATGGCGATTAAATTAGCTGAATCAGTACAAGAATACGATAATAAAAAAGTTAATGAACCAGTTAAAACAAAAGTAAAAATTAATTATATTAATAAATCCGAAAATAAAAATCCTGTCTATGCAAAAGAGGGAGATTCAGGTTTTGATTTAAGAGCAAATGAAGGTGGTTCTTTAAAACCATTAGAAAGAAAACTTGTTGGTACAGGTTTGTATTTTGAATTACCTGATGGTTATGAATTACAAATTAGACCTAGAAGTGGGTTGGCTTATAAAAACGGTATTACCGTATTAAACTCACCTGGAACTGTAGATACAGGATACCGTGGTGAAATTAAAGTTCTTTTGGTTAACATTAGTAATGAGGAATTTACTTGGGAAAGAGGTGAAAGAATCGCACAAGGTGTTGTGGCACATAGAATTAGTTCAGACTACGGTGATTTAATCGAAGTTATGGAAATAAACGAATCTGAACGTGGTGAGGGTGGATTTGGTTCTACAGGTACAAAGTAATGAAAATTCAATTAGATACAATTAATAAAACAATTACAATAGAGGAAGATGTTAACCTTCATGATTTTTATGAAGAACTAAATTCTTTATTACCAAGTGGTTTGTGGAGAGAATTTACATTAAAGGTAACTAAAATTACTGAATGGAGAAACCCTATAACAATCACACCACACACACCAATAAATCCGTTTATACCAACTGGGGTACCAAATGAGGTTAACCCATATACAAGTCCTCAGCCACCCTTTTACCCACAAGTATGGTATACCACATCAGGGACGGATAGTGTAACTTTAAATAGTGGGATTTATAACATAACAACAAAAGCTTAAACATGTCAGTAGTAGCAGTAAGAGTAACAAATAAAAAAATTACAATTGGAGCGGATAGTATCCTAGTATCTGGTTGGACACAAGAAAAAGATAAATTAGCAAAACTTAATGAAGTAAACGGAATGGTTATCGGTGATTGTGGTGATGCACAAGAAGGTGGATTATTTCTAATTTATTCTAAAACAAGAAAGCCTAGAGAAGCTTCTGTGGAGGGAATGGTAGAGTTTATGTCAGAGTTCCAAGATTGGTATAGAAATAAAACAGAAGAAACAAAATTAACTAACCAATATGTTATTGTTTTTGAGAAAAAAGCTTTTGTAATGGAAGGTTTTTGGTGTAAAGAAGTAACTGATTATACAGCTATTGGTGCTGGTATGGATTTTGCTTTAGCAGCATTATACTTGGGTAATTCAGTAAAAGAAGCTATTAAGGCTTCATGTCACTTATCAGTTTATTGTGAGGAACCAATTAATATTATTGAAATTGAGAAGTAATATGAAAAATCAAGTATATACGGATTTGGAAAATAACCCCATTAATGAAAGACATGAGGCTTTAAGAATGGAGGTTGTAGAATTATTAGTTAAAACTTATTCTGATGATACAGAGTTAGGTAAGACTATTAGAGAATTTGTTTCAATAAAAGAAAATACTAAAGATAATTTTGAACTATGATTACAGTAGTATATTCAACAAGAAAAGATAACCCTGAGTATATCGAACAAATTAAAAAAACTTGTGGTATTCATAACGTAGATGTTATACAAATTGTTAATGATGGTGAAATGTCATTACCACAAGCTTATAATAAAGGATTAGATATGGCTAAAAATAATATAGTTGTTTTTTGTCACGATGATTTAATTTTTGAAACTAAGGGTTGGGGCCAAAAACTACAAAAACTATTTAATAAAAATCCTGAATATGGAATTTTAGGGATAGCTGGTACAACAGATTTATTAGACGGTAGATGGTGGACTTTGAAAGAATCTATGAATGGTATTGTATCACACCAACACGAAGGTAAAAAATGGACTAACTATTATTCTAAAGACCAGGGTAATAAAATTACTGAAATGGTTGTTTTAGATGGTTTGTTTTTTGCTATAGATAAAACAAAAATTAAACATACTTTTGACGAATCTTTTGATGGATTCCATTTTTATGATTTAGCTTTTTGTTTCCCTAATTATTTAGATGGTGTTAAAATTGGTTTAACGACTTTAATTAGAGTAACCCATTTATCAGTAGGTATGACCAATCAACAATGGGAAGATAATAAAATTAAATTTGAAGAAAGATATAAAGATAACTTACCTGTAAGACTATCAAATAATAAAACTTTTGAAGAAAAGTTAGAGTTTGACCCTGATTCTATTGGTTTTGGTATGGTTACTTATAATGCTGAACATAGAATTAGGCAAAGTGCTTTTACAGTTCCAAAATGGGTTAAGAATTTTGTTATTGTAAATGACGGTACACCTTACCCTGAAGACGCTTACCCTGAAGATGCACATATCATACAGCATAAAACAAATATGTCTGTAGGTGCAGCAAAAACAACAGCTATTAATTATCTAATGGAAAAAGGTTGTGAACATATTTTTATTATGGAAGATGATATCTTAATTAAAGATGAAAATGTTTTTAAAGAATATATTAAACACTCATTAATTTCTGGTATTAAACATTTAAATTTTGCTTTACACGGACCAGCTAATAAGATTGGTAGTAAGGGATTTACAGATTTATCTGAAAGAGAGGATGTAGATGGTAAACCTAACCCTAGGATGATTATCCCTTATGAAAATGGTGATGTATTAAATACGGGTGTAAAAATAGCATTGTACCCTAATTGTGTTGGGGCATTTTCTTATTACCAAAGAAAAGTATTAGAAGATATCGGTGGTTTTGACCCAATGTTTAAAAACGCGTGGGAACATGTTGAACACACATACCAAGCTATTAAAAAAATGTATCACCCAGCTTTTTGGTATTTTGCCGATATTCATGAAAGTTGGAATTACTTAACTGATATACCGAACTCAATAGCTGAAAGTACTATTGCTAGAACACCAACATGGAATGAGAATTTTAGAAAAGGTACTATGTGGTACAAAAATAAACATGGGATTACACCCACAGAAACACCTTTAGCAACACCAGAACAGGTACAACAACAATTACAAGCAATATATCAAAATAGAGGATGATAGATTTTAAAGACGTTACATTTATTGTTCCTGTTAGATTTGATTCACAGGATAGAAGAGATAATTTTAAAACTTCAATAAGTTTTTTATTAAGGAACTTTGATACTAATATTATAGTATTAGAAAGTGATGAAAATTCTAATGAAGAATTTGTAAAATCAGTTTCAGATAAAATAAAATATGTTTTTGAAAAAAACGATGAAAGACTTTTTCATAGAACAAGATTGTTGAATGATATGACTAAAATGTGTGAAACAAACATTGTTGTTAACTATGATGTTGATGTTATTTTCACAGTTGACCAATACCTAGAATCTAGAAATAAAATTTTAGAAGGTTGTGATATGGTATTCCCTTACTCAGGAAAATTCTATGACGTACAAAAAAATCAATTCCATTTAGTTGATTCTGATAATATTCAAGACATTGATTTAAGTCAGTGTACTCTATTTAACCCTAATTCTGTTGGTGGAGCTTTTTTCTTTAACAAAGAAAGATACTCACAAATTGGTTTAGAAAATGAAAATTTTGTTTCATGGGGTCATGAAGATTGGGAAAGAGTTGTACGTATAGAAATTATGGGTTATAGTTTATGTAGAGTTGAGGGTCCTCTTTATCATTTAACCCATAGTAGGACACACAATAGTTCTGATAGTAACCCACTTTTTCATTCTAATGGGCAAGAATTCCATAAAATAAGAAATATGAATAGAGAACAATTAACTAATCATATTAAAACTTGGCGTTGGGTATGAAAATAAGTATTTGCATACCCACTTGGGAACAGTATGGTAATGGTCTGCATTATTTAAAGGCTTTATTAAATTCTATAAAAACACAAAGTTTTAAAAATTTTAACGTTATTATTTCTGACCATAGTGTAGATGATGGAATCAAAAAACTTGTAGAATCTTATAATATATTTTTTGATATTGTTTATATTAAAAATGAGTATGACCGAGGCAATGGTCCTGCTAATACAAATATAGCCATAAAAAATGCTGATGGGGAAATTATAAAAGTAATGTTCCAGGATGACCTATTTGTGGACGATAACGCATTACAAATAATACACAATACATTTAAAGAAACCAACTGTAAATGGTTAGTTAATGGTTGTAATCACACAAATGATGGTCTTACTTTTAACAGGGAAATGGTACCTTCTTGGAATGACCAAATATTGTATGGTGTTAACACAATTAGTTCACCTTCAGTACTTTCCTTTATTAATGAAGAAATTGTTTTTTTTGATGAGAATTTAACAATGTTAATGGATTGTGAGTATTATTACCATTTATATAAAAAATATGGTTTACCACAGGTAGTTAGTGATATTTTAATAAGTAATAGAATACACCAATTTCAAATTAGTAGTAGATACAATAAAAATATAAATGAAGAAATAGATTACGTAAAACAAAAATATAATGATAACGTGTAACTTAATAGGTGGGTTAGGTAACAAGATGTTCCAAATAGCTACAACTTATTCATTGTCTTTAGATAATAATGACGAATCCGTATTCGAAGTAACCCAAGCTTCAAATGCTCACCAACCAATAAATTCTTACACTGAAAATATTTTTAGATTCGTAAAATTCGGTATTACAAATTGTAATAAAACTTATCAAGAACCTTTTTTTCATTATTCTAAAATACCGTACACAACAAATTTAAAGTTGTACGGATACTTTCAAAGTGAAAAATATTTTTTACATAATCGTGAACAAATATTAAATTTATATGCGATAGATGAAAAATCTAAAGAAGAAATATATGAAAAATATGGTAAATTTTTAAACGAAAAAACCTGTTCAATTCATATTAGAAGAGGTGATTATTTAGGATTACCAGAACACCACCCAATTTGTAGTATCGAATATTATAATCAAGCTATTTCTAATTTTGATAAAAAAACAATTTTTTTAGTTTTTTCAAACGACATAGAATGGTGTAAAAAAAATTTTAAAGGACCACAATTTATTTTTATTGAGGGCGAAAAAGACTATATCGATTTATGGTTAATGAGTCTATGTAAAAATAATATAATAGCTAATTCATCTTTTTCATGGTGGGGTGCATGGTTAAACACAAACCCTAACAAAATGGTTATAACACCAAAAAATTGGTTCGGTAAGGCAATAAACCACAATACTCATGATTTAATACCGAATGAATGGTGTTAGAAATGTAAAAAATAAAAATTAGTTAGACTTTAATTTAACTAAAATTTTTATATATTATAAAAATGGAAATCGAAGTATTGGAGAAAATTAAAGAAATAAGGGGTATAATACAGGTAGGTGCTAATACAGGCCAAGAGTCTAGTTTATTTAGAAAATATACAAATAATGTTATGTGTTTTGAACCCATAAAAGATGTGTTCAATTTATTAACAAAAAATAACCCAGATTTTATTTGTTATAATTTTGCTTTAGGTGATAGGGATGAGATAAAAAATATAAATATCGCCTCAAATAACGGTGAGTCATCATCTTTTCTTAAACCTTTAAATCATTTATCACAATTTACTTCTATACAATTTAATCATACTGAAAGTGTTGAAATAAAAAGATTTGATTCTTTGGGTATTGATATTAATAATTTTAATGTGTTAGTTTCAGATACACAAGGTTATGAAATTCAAGTATTAAAAGGCTTTGGTGATTTTTTAAAAAAATTAGATTACATATATGTCGAATATATAAATTCAGAATTATATGAAGATTGTAGTAATTTAGATAAAATAGAGAATTATGTTAAACAATACTCTTTTGAACTTGATTCAATATACCCCGAAAACAGTAATTGGGGTAACGCTCTTTTTATTAATAATAAAAAATAATAATAATAATAAACAATTAAAAAATTAAATATGACAGATTATTCACAAAATGGGGAAAGTAAAATACTACATAGTATTTTTGAAAAAATAGGTGTCAATAGCAAGTACGCTGTAGAATTTGGTGCAGGTGACGGTTATTGGTTATCTAATATTAGAATGTTTTTAGACATTGGGTGGAATGGGTTACAAATGGAAGGTATATCAAACCCACAAGGTAATGTAAAAAATGAGTTTATAACAAAAGACAATATAAACTTTTTATTAAAAAAATATGAAGTACCTGAAAATTTAGATTTACTATCTATAGATATCGATGGTAATGATTATTGGGTTTGGAAAGAATTGACATATAAACCATCCGTAGTCATTATAGAGTATAACTCAAATTTTTCACACGAAGAATCTGTAGCGTTGGAATATGATGAAAACCATGTTTGGGATGAAACTTATGCTTATAGTGCATCTTTAACATGTTTAAAAAATTTAGGAGAAGAAAAAGGTTATTATTTATACGCTGAAACTGATTTTACAAATTTAATATTTGTGGATAATAAGTACATTAATGTATTACCATCGGTTTTTGATGCTAATAACGTTAAACTACCACATAATGTTCACACACAAAAATTAAATAATAAAAAATTTATTAATATTTAAATGGTTACTACATACATATTTTGCCACGACCAAAACTTTATTTTGAATAGTATTGAAAATACTAGGTATGACTGTTTAGGTAAACATTATTTTGTTTTTTTAGGTTTTAATGAGGTTGACAAAATTGAAGGTCTAGAGAATGTAATTATATCTAGAAATTTATCTGATAATATAGAAAACAATAAGCATTGTTTACAATACTGTGGGTGGTATTCCATATTTAAAAACACATCTTTAAATTCAGATTACATTAGATTAATTGATTACGATGTTGACATTTTAACACCTAATAATCAAACTAGTTACGATATTAAATCATCTATGGGTTTTAATTTTAATTTTTATTTTAACACTGGTTTTCCAGAACATCATAAATTTAATGATTATATAAAAAATAAATTAGGTTTTAATCTACAATTTTTAATAGAAAAACATTATAATAAATTTATACAAGACAAATGGTTTAGTATTGGGGATGTCTTAATAAAAACTGAAACATTTAGAAATTTTATGGAATGGTTTTACCCTGTTTATTTGGATAATAATGATTCTAATTATTTTGCACACCATTTTGAAAGGTATCTAACCGTGTATTGCTTATTAAACGACATTCAGTATGAAGTTAAAGAAAACGAAACTATACATAGACAATTAAAATCACACAATTATTATACTTAAAAATATGAAATTACACTTAGGTTGCGGGACAAAAATTATAAAAAATTATATAAACATAGATATACGAGAAAATTTAGATTGTGACGTAGTTGATGATATAAAAACACTTTCACAATTCAATCCATCTAGTGCAGATGAAATCTATGCTTGTCATGTGTTAGAACATTTTAGTAGACATGAATATATCACAGTATTAAAAAGATGGTATGAAATATTAAAAAAAGGTGGAATTATAAAACTATCTGTACCTGATTTAGAAAAAGTTTTTTTACAATATAAAAATGGTACTTCTTTAAGAGAATTAATGGGGTTTTTATATGGTGGACAAAGTTATGAACACAATTATCATTATGTTGGGTTTGATTACAACACTTTAAAAGAAGACTTAGAACAAATTGGTTTTACTGATGTCAAAATATGGGATTGGAGAGAATCGGAACATTCTAATATTGATGATTTTTCACAGGCATATATGCCTCATATGGATAAAGAGAATGGTATTTTAATGAGTTTAAACATTCAAGCAATAAAATAGGCATTTGTAAAAAAAATGGAAAATAATATAAAAGCTTCTACTTTTGGTACTCTACATAACGATTTATATTTTAATAAAAAAGTTAGTATTTCTTTTGATAGTTTTAATTACGATGAAAATGCTGATTATAAAGTCATGGTCCAAATAGAACCACCCTCTATCATGGGGATAGTAAACCAAATACCCTCATTTAAAAATAATTTTGATTTAATTTTAAGTTGGAATACAAAAGTATTAGAAGAATGTGAAAATAGTAAATTATTTCCTTTTGGTTCTTGTTGGATAAATGAATCTGATAGGGGTATTCATGATAAAACAAAAATTTTATCAATTGTAGCTTCCAACAAACGTCAAACTGAGGGACATCAACTTCGACATAAAATAATTGATAGTAAGTTAACCCCTATGGACACTTATGGTCATGGATATAATCCAGTTGAGAATAAAATTACCGCATTTAAAGATTATATGTTTTCTTTAATTATAGAAAATGAAAAAATAGATAATTTGTTTACAGAAAAAATAATCGATTGTTTAGTTACTGGAACCGTACCAATATATTGGGGGTGTGGTAATATTGGTAATTATTTTGATAAGAGGGGTTTTTTAGAGTTTAACAGTGTCGATGAATTTAAGGGAATAATTGAAAAATTAAATCTTGAGACATATAATAACATGTTACCTTTTATTAAAAATAATTTTGAGTTATCGTTAATTTATACGAGTTTTTGGGATAGGTTAACATCCGTAATAAACAATAAAATGAATTTTTAAAAATAATAAATATATTAACACAAAAAATTAATAATGAAAAAAGTTTTAATAACGGGTATTAACGGACAAGACGGTTCTTATTTAGCAGAATTTTTGTTGAATAAAGATTATGAGATATGGGGTACCGTAAAAAGAAATTCTGTATCTGAAACACAATCTACTAGAATAGAACACCTACTCTCAGAAGGTAAAATTAATTTAGAGTACGCTGATTTAACTGATATGGCATCTTTAGTTAGAGTTTTACAAAAAGTACAACCTGATGAAATATATAATCTAGCAGCACAATCCCATGTTAGAGTTAGTTTTGACCAACCAATATACACGGCTAACGCTACTGGTTTAGGTACATTAAATTTACTTGAAGCTGTAAGGATGGTTTCACCACATTCAAAAATTTATCAAGCATCATCTTCAGAAATGTTTGGTAATTCAATAGACGATGATGGGTATCAAAGAGAAACGACACCATTGAATCCTGTATCACCATATGGTTGTGCTAAAGTTTTTTCTTACAACATTTGTAAGAATTATAGAAATTCATATGGTATGAAAATATGGAACGGTATATTATTTAATCACGAGTCCCCTAGAAGAGGAACTAATTTTGTAACTAATAAAGTTGTTAAAGCTGCAGTTAGAATTAAATTAGGATTACAAAATAATTTACATTTAGGTAATCTTGATGCTACCAGAGATTGGGGTCACGCAAAAGATTATGTAGAAGCTATGTGGTTAATGTTACAATCTGATAAACCAGATGATTATGTATGTTCTACAGGTGTTTCACATTCAGTAAAAGAATTATGTGAATACACATTTTCCAAATTAAACTTGGATTTTAGAAAATATGTTGTTATTGATGATAAACATTTTAGACCTGAAGAATTACATGATTTAAAGGGGGATTCAAGTAAGTTAAGAGATGAGTTAAATTGGGACCCAAAATATACTTTTGAGACAATGTTAGATGAAATGATTGAATATTGGTTAGAACATTATAAAGTAGAAGAGAATGAAATAGAACAAAATATATTAGACATACCATCAGAGGTAATGCTAGGTATTATGAGAAATAGAAATGTTTAATGGGTAGATTATTAGTTACAGGACAAAGTGGCTTGGTGGGTTCACAGTTTAAAGGTAATTTAATTGCCTTAAATTCTAAAGTTTGTGATTTAAGAGACCAAAAATCTGTTGACGAAATTTTTTCTTTTTATACAAATAAAGAAATACAAAAAGAATTTGTTGTTGATAAGGTTATCCATACCGCAGCTAAAGTAGGTGGCGTTGGTGGAAACATGAGATATAAGGGAGAATTTTTTTATGATAACATCATGATAAATACAAATGTTATTGAATCATGTAGAAAACACAACATAAAAGATTTAGTTGTTTTCCTTTCAACATGTGTTTTTCCTGACAACGTTGAGTATCCCTTAACAGAGAATAAAATACATTTAGGTCCACCACATTTTTCTAATGATGCTTACGCTTACTCTAAAAGAATGGCTGACATTCAAATAAGAGCTTACAAAGAACAATATGGATTAAATTATAAATCAGTTATACCAACAAACATATATGGTATAAATGATAATTTTGATATTGAAAACGGACATGTAATTCCTTCCATAATACATAAATGTTATATTGCTAGAGAAACTAAAACACCTTTAACTATATGGGGTTCAGGTAAACCATTAAGGGAATTTATATACAATAAAGATGTTGCCATTTTATCTGAATGGGTTTTAAATAATTACACTGAAAACGAACCAATAATTTTATCGACATCCGAAGAAATATCGATTAAAGAAATTGTTGACGTAATTGTTGAAATTATGAATTTTAAGGGTGAGGTTATATGGGATACCTCAAAACCAGACGGACAATTTAGAAAACCAAGCGACAATAGTAAAATTAAAAATTATTTACCAAATTTTAAATTCACACCTTTATATGAAGGTTTAAAAGAAACTATAGAATGGTTTGAGGGTAACTATAATAAAATTAGGAAGTAATCATATACTTTTTCCAAAAATTTAATATAATTTTTTATGACAAATCAAAAAAAACGTAAAATTAATACACAAGAGGTTTATGATGAGTATTTAAACAACGAATCAATTAATAAAGAATTTGGTTCCTATAAAAATGTTAAATTATCAGAAAAACAATACGAACTTTTTAATGGTATAAAAGATTCTAGAATCTCTACAATTGTCGGCCCTCCAGGAACATCTAAAACATTTACCGCTTGTTGGGCAGCAGTTAAAGCATTACAAAAGGGTGAAGTTAAAAGAATAGTTTTAGTGAAGCCTCTTGAGACTTCTGGTGAAGACTTAGGGTTTTTACCTGGTTCTGAAAAAGATAAAGTACAACCATTTATGGAATCTTTTTTAGATAATTTAATTGAGATGATGGACGGTAGAACACTTAAAATGTTAATTGACAACGGCACTATTAAATTTGAACCCATTGCTTACATGAGGGGTCGTACTTTTAAACACTCATATATTATCTGTGATGAAATGCAAAACGCTGACATTAAACAATTAATGACAACAATTACTCGTTTTGGTGAAGGTTCTAAAATTACTATTATTGGAGATTCAAGACAAAACGACATCAATGAAAAGTATGTGGCTTTAGACTTTTTTGTTAAAGAAATTTTAGGTGAAGATGACCAAATGTTTCACTTTAAGTTTGATAGAAATGATATTGTTAGAGACCCATTACTTATTAAGATTATTGATAACTACGAAAAGGCTCTTGCCGAGGGAAGAATACCAAACACCAAAAGAAAAAATTAATTATGAAAACTTTTAAATTAATAAATAAAAATGGTGAAGCCATAAATAAATTTAAATCTGACTCACTGGAAGAATCTATAGAATATTTTAGTGAAGTAAAAAAATTAACAAAAAAAGAATTACTAAAAATTTATAAAGTTGTAGAAGATGAAGATAGGGGTATCAATAGATAATGTATTAAGAGATTATTTTGGGCAAATAGAAAACACATTCCAAAAATATTTTGCTGACGAAGACAATGAACCGATTGAGGTTAAAGACTATGATTTAGAAAATTGGATTAAGTTTCCTGAAGAAGAAGTTAAACAAGCTGAATTAGAATTTAATCCTGACTTTAATGAAGATTCTTTTCTTGAATCAGAGGAAGATACAAAATTAGTTACGGTCAAAAAACAAGTTACATTAGAAGAATTTATGTATGAAAAATGTACATTAGAGATTTTTGGGTACGCAAATGAGGTTGTTAATTCTGCTGTAGAGACATTAAATAAATTAATTATAGATAATCCACAACACGAATTTATTATCATAACTAGAGAAGGTGGGTTAGTTATTCCGTCTACTTTATTTTTTCTATCAAAAACAAGATGCACTTGTCCTAACATAAAATTTGTTACAGAATATAATAAAGTATGGGATTACGTTGACGTGATGATTACGGACCACCCAGAAATAATCAATTCAAAACCAAGTAAAAAAGTTTGTGTTAAAATAGAGAAAGAATTTAATACACTATTAGTACAATCTAATATTAATATTAAGTCAATTAAAGAAATTGATTCTACCACACTAAAAGATATTCAAAATATTTTATTGGGTGGTGAGGGAGAATGGTCCTTATAATGGTTTACATCTAAAATTTTATTATTAATAATTAACTATGGAATTATTTGACATAGCTGGAGAAGAGTACTATTTTGATTTAAAATCAATTTCTGATTTTGTAAAAATAGACGAAGAAGAGTCTAAAAGTTTTGAGGACTTGTTGACTAAAGAAAAAAACCCAAAAGGTGAAGGGGAAGAAGAACCCATTGATTTACAAGGTCCAATGGTCGATATGACTAAATGGGATTTAACTAAAGCAATGATTGAATCAATATTAAACGAAAATGGGATTGTTGATGAGGGTATGGGAATCACCAAATTAGGTGAACAACTATCAATACCGTTCAGACTTTCATTTAATACACTAATAAAATATAAATTAATAAAAAAAAACAGAAGCTAATATGGAAAAATTAGAAATTGTAAAACAAATTGAGTCTAACATCGAAAAACTATCAAAAAAAGATTTTGGTATTTATTTCTTTACGATGGACACAAAAGGAGCTCCTACGGCTGGAGTAGCAAACGTTTATGAACACGTAAAAGTTTTAACTGAACTAGGATATAGAGCTTATATCTTACATGAAAAAAATGATTATACTAGTGTTAATTCTTGGTTAGGTGAAGAGTATGGTAATTTACCACACCTTTCTATCGAAAGAAACGAATTAAAAGTTGGTGGTAGTGATTTTGTAATCATCCCTGAAATTTTTGCTAATGTATTAGAACAAATTAAAGGATTACCATGTAGAAAAATGATTATGTCACAGGCATATGATTATATTTTTGAGATGTTAGAACCAGGTAAAACTTGGGCTGACTATAAAGTAAGAGATGTTATTACAACATCAGCAAACCAAAAAGAATACATTAACACCCTGTTCAATAACCCAACAATCGAAGTTGATTCAACATCAATTTCAATCCCAAGTTACTTTAAAAAATCGGAAGAACCTAGAAAACCTATTGTAACGATTAACACTAGAGACCAAAGAGATACTCTAAAAATCTTTAAGGCTTTTTACATTAAATACCCACACTTAAAATGGGTTTCTTTTAGAGATTTAAGAGGTATGTCTAGAGAAAAATTTGCTGAAAATTTAGCTGAATCTTGTGTATCTATTTGGGTTGACGATATTTCAGGCTTTGGTACTTTCCCATTAGAATCTATGAGATGTGGTGTACCTGTTATTGGTAAAGTTCCTAACATGGTACCTGAATGGATGACAGATAGAAACGGAATGTGGACTAACAATGTTAACAATATTGTAGATATTTTAGGTAACTACGTTCAAGCTTGGTTGGAAGATTTAGAACCACAAGAATTGTACACTGAAATGGAAGAAACTAACAAAAAATATACTCCTGAAGAACAAAAAGAAACAATCAAAAATTATTTTGAAAAGTTAACTAATAAAGCTATTGAGGAATTTAAATCTAGTTTGACACAATTTGTTGAACCAGAAGTAATAACAGAAACTAAAACAGAAGAAACAAATGGATAATAAAGTAACAGTTATTGTACCTGTACATAAAATTAATGAAGAGGAGAAAGACTACTTTGCTAAAGCTATGGCTAGTCTTAGAGAACAAAAAGAATTACCTACAAAAGTTATTATTGTAGTACCAAAAGGTAGTGAAGCAAAAACAACAGTGGAAGAATATTCTTATGATGAAAAAATTAAAGATATTTTAACTATTGTTGAAAATGATGGTGAAACTGATTTTTGTTCACAAATTAACTACGGTGTTTCACAAGTAGAAACAGAGTGGTTTAGTATTCTAGAAATGGATGATGAATATTCTAAAATTTGGTTTAGTAATTTTTACCAATACGCAAACTATTATGATGATGTAGACGCATTTTTACCTATTGTTTTAGACGCTAATGTTGAAGGTAGATTTTTACATTTTACAAATGAACCTGTATGGGCAAAAGATTTTTCAGACAAGATTGGTTTCTTAGATAATGACGCTTTATTGAACTACCCAAGTTTCCAAATCTCTGGTGGAGTTTACAGAAAAGAATCTTTTGAATCTGTAGGTAAATTGAAATCTAGTATTAGACTACAATTTGTGTATGAGTTCTTCTTAAGAATGACTTACTACGATAAAAAAATTATGACTATCCCTAAGATTGGTTACAAAAAAACAAATATGAGACCTTCTTCTTTGTTTTTTGAATACTATAATGGTGTAAATAAAATTGACCCTCTTGAAGCTAGATGGTGGTTTAATACTGCTAAAAAGGAATGTTATTTTAAACAAGACAGAGGTCTAACTTATAACGCAGAAGAACAAACAGTCTAAATGATAGAAGAACCAAAGAAAAGGGGTAGGAAACCTAAAAAGAAACCTTACTTTGGTCCGGAAGAAGAAGAAGCAGTAAAGAATTATCTTGAACTTGGAGAATTAATTAAAGACCCGACTACACAAGACGGGTATAGATGGACTGGCACAACGGAAGAAGACACACTTAGAAATAGAATCTACAGTAAACAGCTCAAGGCCCCGTTAGATAAAATGGTTGAAAGCATTATTAGAAGGTACAAACTCTATTCTAAAACAATGGAGTTTGATGACCTTCATGCCGATACACTTAGTTTTTTACACATTAAGTTTCATAAATTTAAGCCGTCAAGAAATAAAAAATCTTACTCTTATTATGGGACTGTGTGTAAACACTACCTCTTAGGTCAAATGATAAAGGGGGATAAAAGACTTAAACAAAATTTAAGTTACGATGACGTTGCTCCTATGATTGAGGAGGACGAAAACATGGCTTATTATATCGATGACCCAAAACCAAATTTGGGTGATTTAATCGGAAGCATTTCTACTAGCATTAAAAAAGAAATGGAAAATAAAGTTTTAAACGAAAATGAAATTAAAGTCGGTAAGGCCCTAACTTCTATTTTAGATGAATGGGAAAATCTTTTTGATGATGATAATGTTCCTGGTAAAAATAAATTCAATAAAAACCTTATTTTATATTATATGAGAGAAATGACATCTCTTAATACTAAAGACATTAGAAATGGCATGAAAAGATATAGGGTCATTTACAATGTTTTAAGAGATGATTCTTTTTAAAATTATATAAAAAGGATATTTATAAAAAAAAGATTATGAGTAGGCCAAAGAAAAAAGAAATTAAGTTAAGTACAGATAGTTTTTTAGGTGTGGCACAAGAAGCATATAACGAACTTGTTGAACAACGTAGTACCGCTATAAGACAAATCAACGAAAACAAAAAGAAAGTTGAAGTTGAGGATATGCATGATTTAGTTAATCTAAACAAAGCAAACACTGACTTATTAAAATTAGTTGATAGTACCATAGATAAAAAACTTTCAATAGTTAAATTAATGGGTACTTTAATTTTTAAAGGTGAGGGAACTGAATCTAAATCAGATGGTTCATTAACTCCCGAAGACATGGAGTTATTAAGAGATATGTTTACAAAAGAAAAAGAATAATATGAGTTACAAAAATGATAAAAAAAGTGTATTTGAAGAGGTTGGTATCATTAAGACGCTTAATGATATACCCGATTCAAAAAGTACCTCTTCTTTTGACTCTGCTAATAGCAATTCAAAAAACATATTACCTTTTTTATTAGAGTTGTTGACTATTGTTTCTAATGATAAAAAAGAAAAAAGAGAAGCCGAAAAAGAGGAAAAGGAAAAAGAAAAAAACGTGGAACGTGGTTTTGATTTTAAACTCCCAGGTAACGGAAAACTTTTACAAAAAAAAAAGGAAGAAAAACCCGAAGAAGAACCCGAAGAAGAACCAAAATGGAAAACAATTGTAAAAAAAATATTAATTAAATTTTTACCTGAATTTATTAAAATATTAAAAGAAGCTTTGATTTTGGGTATTAAAGCCACGTTTAATTGTGGTTCTGATTTTGTGATGCCATCAGGAGCTAATATGTTAATGAATTTAGCTGATATAGATTATAATAATCTATTTAAAATGGACCCCAACGCTGGTGGTATGGCATCATTTTTATTGGGTGATTCATCAAAAGATTTTGATAAGTTTATATACGATACAGTAAGAACACCAAACACCCTTAATGTTTGGCAAGGACCTAATGGTCCATTAATAGATTTAACATATTTTTCTGGGGGTACACAAAACAATCAAATAGATTTTAAAGTAAATCAAAATTATGATGATAAAAATTTTGGTGATTTTTTATTAGATTTTTTTGCAAGTGTAGAATTATTTAGTAAAGAAAAATTTATGGCAACATTATTAGATTTCTTTTTTGGTCTTATTTCTTCACAAACAGACACAACTGTAGAACAATTAATTAATGAAGAAAAAACTAATAAAATTATAGACAAAATTTTAGATACAGACCCATGTTATGATGAAATAGTTTACGATAATTCTTTTTTTAGTTTTAATAATGAAGATTTAGAAGAAATAGAAAGAAGAGCAAGAGAAAGAAAATTGGGTGTAACGAACATAGATTTAGGTTGTGGTATTTTTGAATTTGATTTAAATGACAACACACCTTTATTAGTGGGTTTTTTAGACGATATAAAAAATAACAACAACAACGCACAATTACAAGAAAGAAAAACAATACAATTATTAAATTCAATAGAAGATATTGCTGCAAAGAATTCACCAAGAAATAGTGAAGCAATTAAGAAAAAATTTAATTGGGACATCTTATTAGAATTACCAAAAATTCTTGTAAAAAATTCTGTTATGAAACCAACCGTTGTGGGGATTTATAACCTTTCGGGGTATATAACAACAGCGGTAAATACTACACAAAATACTAGTTTTGATTTTGTTATAAATAATAGAGTATTTGTTGAATACATAGCTAGAGAATCTTTAGCTGTTTTAGTAAAAATAACTTTTCAGGTATGGTTAAAACCTGAAATATTAAAACTTATTGCTAAAATGGTTAAAAAAATACTTAAGAAAATAGCAGAAAAGAAAATAAAAATAATCAAAAGTTACGCTAAAGCTAAATTAGCTGCTTCAGAAGACTCAGGGTTAATAAGTGGTGTACCTGAACCACAAATAAGTGGTGCTAATAACGTTTAAATTGTATGAGTAATAAAAATAAATGTAGGGAATCAGAAAAAATTGGTCAAATAAATTTTAAAAGTTCACGTTCTGTTTTAAATGCAATAAAAAATTTATTTAAAGTACCGAATATACCAACAACAAATTTAATTGATTCAAATATATTAGCGTACACGGGTAGTTTAAAACCTGGCATGAGTCCCGATAAAATTGCGGCAAGAATCATCCAAAGAAAATCTGAAGCAGGTTTACCTGTTGGTCCATTACCTGGGGGTCAAGTATCACCTGATGAGGTAATGGAAAAAATAAGGATGGAAGAAATTGTTAAAGCTTTAACTGAAGACGCTAGAATTGATGTGTGTACAAAAGCTGGTACACAATTACAGGCTACTGGTGGTAATGCGGGAGGTCCTATACAAGTTTTTGGTACTACAATAAACACTTCATGTGGTCATGGGCAAATGTTTTAATTATGAAGGGGTTGGATAAAAAGAGTAATACACAACTATTGGAACTTAGATTTAAATTGGGTCAGGATTTTTATAGAGTTAAGGAAGAAACTATAAAAAAATATGACCATATGAAAAATATAGAAAAGGTTTATAACTCAATTAATGAGGAATTAAAAAATAGAGGTGTAGATGTCTGAAAGAAATGAATCCCTAGGAGAAGGGGCACGTGGTGACGGTTCGATAAAATCAAGAAATCAACAGAAAATAATACACTTAGGTATTGTTATTGATGTTAATGACCCTGTAGCTGCGGGTAGAATTAGGGTGAAGATAAAAGGTTTTGATGATAAACCTGAAGATACCCCACCCACACCATGGTCAAAGTTTGACCCTTTAGTCTGTTTTCCTTTTTTACCTTTACATATAAACATAATCCCAAAAGTAGGTGAAACGGCTAAAATAATTTTATACGATAGTAAAAATGACCAAGCTGTCAGAGAATATGTCGGACCTTTAATACCACAATTAGGTGATAAGTTAAAAGAATCATTAGATTTTCCCGATGCTAAAAGAGGTAGACCTGATTTTCCATTAACTTATGAGAAATCAATAAAAAAAATTGTTACCGCTCAAGGTGTTTACCCTAATGTAGATGAGATTGCAATACAAGGACGTGACAACTCTGATATAATTTTTAAACCTTCAGAAGTTTTGATTAGAGCAGCAAAGTTCCTACCAGACCAACCTACGGTTAGAAATGAAGTGAACCCTGCCTATATACAATTAAAAACAATAAATCCGGGTAAATACAGTACTAATATAGATATAAATGCTACTACTGATACTTTTTTTAAAAAAATATTACAACAAGAAAAATTTTCAGAGACTAGGACTGATATTAATATGGTTAGTAATAAGATTTATTTAATTGGTAGAGACAATAACTCATCAATTGTTAATCCTTATTTTACTGATGAAGAAGAATTTTCTTTAGAAGATAAATTACACCCATTAGTTTATGGTGATATATTAAAAGATTTTATTGAAAAGTTATTTAATTGGGCTAAATCACACACCCACTCTTATCATAAATTACCGCAATATCCAGAAGAACCCGCTTATATTGAATTACAAAGATGGATGACCGAAGAATTACCTAGATTAAATAGTAGAAATATTTTTGCTGGTGGTGATTTTGAAAATAATAAAACAAAATCAACGGTAAATAAACAAGCAACCATATTACCTAATGAAGCTGAAGTTAGGGTTAATTCTGAAATACAAAGGGTTGACGAAATTAATTCACCTTTAATTAGTATAAATGCAGTCAGGAATTGTGATGATAATGAATGTTTAGTTGAATTTGATATTATTAATAATGCGTCTGGTGAAATAATAACTAAACTAGAAGGTAGGGGAGGAAATCAATTATTAGCTTATCAACAAGTTGTGACAGCATTATTATCTTATCTTGTTGCTAATGGTATTAATAATAGTGATGTTGAAATACCTCCTATTAACAAAATAAAAGTTTTCTAAAATTATATCTTTTTTTTAGATATTTATTAGTAAATAAAAACTAATGAGTATATACAGAACTTACTTTGATAAAGATACTGTAATTATAAGAAATTCTTGTGTCAATACAGGCAGAAACCCAATAGTAGAGTTATTTCATGGGGGGTCTAATAATGTAAATGACTTAATTTATACTAGATATATTTTTAATTTGGATTTGACTGAATTAATATCTAAAGTTGCGAGTGGTGAGTATAATTTATCTAATCTAACACATAAAATTAATTTAACAAATACATCTTGTTTTGACAGGGAATTGTATTGTAAAACAGTTTCAAGTTCTTGTGGTGAAGTATCTAGAGCTACAAGTTTTGATTTAATACTTTTTGAAGTACCTGAATTTTGGGATGAGGGTAATGGATATGATTATGTACCAACAACTTACCTAACTTGTGATACGGGTGACCAAGTATATTGTGAATCACCAGCAAACTGGGTTGAACGTGTAGGGTTTACATCTTGGTACCAACAAGGTGTTTATATAGACCCTACTATGTGGTGGCCAGGTTCATCAACAGGATACACAGGAACAACAACCAACTTAGTTAAAGGTGAACAACACTTTGATAAGGGAAATGAAAACTTTTGTGTAGACGTTACTAACTATGTTAATGGTTTAATTTTAAATAGTGTTACTGCTTGTACAATGGGTGTAGCTTTTTCACCAGGTTTAGAATCAGCTCCACAAGAATCTTTTTGTTATGTAGGATTTTTCTCTAGAGAAACCCAAACAGTTTATGAACCTTTTATGGAGAGTGTATATAATGATTTAATAAAAGATGATAGATGTGAATTTTATTTAGATAAAACAAACAGACTTTATCTATTTGTTAATGCTGGTGGTGAAAGAGTTAACGCTACCATAGATTCTGTTAGTATATACGACCAAAATGATAACGTATATCAGATAATACCGGCTATAGATATAAAACAAACAACTACAGGTGTTTATTATGTTGAATTAAACGTATCTAGTGACCCTGTTAATGGTTACTGTGGTAATGTTCAGTTTAGAGATGTTTGGGAAAATGTAACTATAAACGGTAATAACGTAGGTGATATTGAGTTAGACTTCATTATTCAAGAAAAAAATTCTTATTATAATATTGGTTCTAATGATAGAAGTGGTAGAGGCGTTGGTAATGGTAAAAACATATCAATATATGACTATCATTTTTCTTTTAATGGAATACAACGTAAAGAAAAAATAAAACGTGGTGATACTAGAAGAGTTGAGGTTCAGGCTACAATACCTTATACATCTGATTATAAACCTGTTGATAAAATGTATTATAGAATATACATTAAAGAAGGTGAAACACAAATAGAATATCTTCCTTGGGGTGAATTAAATAGAACTGAAGATAGTAACTTCTTTTTAATTGATACTTCTTGGTTTATACCTAATGATTATTATTTAGAGTTTAAATTAGAATCAGGTAGTGAAATTAGAACTTACCACGATATCATACAATTTGAAATTGTTTCTGAAAAAGATTGGTGTTAAATAAAAAAGGTCTGAGAAATCAGACCTTTTTTTTATTAATTTAATTTATTAACTTCTTTAGTGATATCCTCTATGTCATAGTCACCATTTTCCCAAGAGAATTTAAACCCAACCTTAGAACTTTTTTCACCAAGGTTTTTTGTACTTATCCCGTATTTTTTAGCTAAGTCATTAAGTTTTTTCATAGCGGTATCTTTTTCACCAGATTCACCTTTTTCAGCCATAGCTTTTAATTTAATCATTAAACTAATGATTTTATCTTCAAGGTCTTTAGATGGTTTAAATCCTAATTTACCTCTTTCTGAATTTGTGTCCTTATCTCTATTATCACCAGCAGTTTGAAAACCTATAGCTTTTTCATTTAAAAACTTTTCTTCCAATCTTTGATTAGCTTCCTGAATTACTTTTAGTTTATCTCGTCTTTTCATTAGTAAGAATAATTTGAACCATTTCTTCCGGCTTCTCTTACCCTCATATGCTGTTGGTACTTATCCTGTTGTTTTTGTTTTTCTTTCATTTCTTTATGTCTGGCATTATCAATAACTTGGTAATCATTAATTTTTTTCTTTAAATCCTCAAGTTTACCAATGAATTTTGTAAAGTCACTAGAAAATGTATCTATTTCACTATGATAACCGTCAGAACCAGAAACAGCATCAGCGATACCATCTTTAAATTCTGTTTTTAAAGATTCCAAATCTCTACCTAATTTATCAATAACACTATAAGCTGGGTGTTTTGTCATTGTTGTCTTCTTTTCAGGAGTTTTACCTTGTGAAGAATTCTCTTCTTCAGCAATAACTTTTTTAACTAACCTCTCTAAATCTTGCTCGTTAAGTTTGATTATTTTTTTCATTTTAATGTTTTTATATAAATATCCCAGAAAAAAGAAAAATTTTAGGTTTACCCTTTGATTGATTAAAAAAAGATACTTATATTTGTAGTGTTAACGTTTAAGAAAAAAAAACAATTTATATGGCAAGAGTTAAAGATTTAAAAGTACAAAATCCAAGTTACGTAGTAGACGTTATCGAGGTTTTGTCTTCAATGGACCCAAGTAAGTCCAACAAGTACCTACCATTCATGATTAAATGTACCGCTGAATGGGTAGACTGGATTAATAATGAATTACGTAATGAAACATTTAAAGAAATGTTTGAGGTAATCAAAGATTTTGAGGACCTTTCACAACGTAATTTACTGGATAATAAAGATATCTATTCTTACGAATCAAATCAAGATATTATCGAAGCTGTAAAAACGGCTAAAGAAAAAATAACTCGTTCTGAGGTTAAGAAAAAAGAAACCGAAGTTCTTTATGAAGATGACCGTTGGTTGGTTATATTCCCACTTTCAACACGTAGTTCAAACCTTTATGGTAAAGCAACTAAGTGGTGTGTGGCAAGTGAAGACCAAAACTACGGTAGATACTTCAAACAATATACTGAGAACGGTGTTCTAGTGTATTTGATTGATAAAAATGTCAAAGATAGTGAAGCTCGTAATAACATTTTCTCAAAAGTAGCATTTCACAATGACCGTAACAAACAAGACGGTATTACATTGTGGGATGTTGTTGACACACAAATGAACGTTAGCAACGCCATGAAAGTTTATAGTTTGGTCGGAAGTGAGATTATGACCATTATCAATGACAAATTGGAGAACGGACCTACCAACAAAGAGGCCGCATCTAAAAAAGGTATTAAAGAATGATACCAAAAAAAAGGGACTTTTTATAAGTCCCTTTTTTATTTTTAATTAAATAATATTAAATTATATATTAATAAAATTAGCTTTAACGTTACTAAAATCTTTTGTTAATGTTGAAATAGTAAATTCTTGGTCAATAGTCACAACCGTACTACCAATAGAGAAACTAATTGACGCAACTACTAGGTATAACTCATAATCATTTGGACCTAAAGAGGTATTATCAGCAAATATGAAAGCAATAGGAGCCACTTCAAAATCACCACTAGATGAGTCAGTAACAAAACAACCAGGAGCTAAAGGTGTTACAACGTTATCAAAAAGTGTGTCTTGTGCTGACACAGTGTTTTTACCAGAAGAAAGACTGGCCCCAATATAATCACCTTCTATAGTAATTAAACCTAAAGGTAAAACATAAAATCCGGTACTGTCATCTAAATATGCACTACCAACTAACCTGTAACTTTTAACAGCAACGTCACCACTAAATGCAATAGTATCTTGGATTAAAGCAGATTCTTTTGATTCTAATAAAGTTGTGTATACATAAGTCCCACCACTATAACCAAAAGCTTCAACATCGTTTGCTAAAAGTGAAAACTTATTTTCTTCTGTGTAAAGAGAATTGACTTCAACTACCTTTTGGTAAAAATCAGTAGTATCTGTAGCACTAGCCAACGTCAAAGATTTATCTATAAAAGAAAAATATTCAGGTCTAGCTAATAATGCTTTAATTTGAAGATTACCATTTACACCCCTATCTATTAAATAATTAAAGATTAAACCAGCATTAGAATATTTATTTTCTAATTGGTTTAAAAATTCATCTATAGTTAGATTACTGTTACCAGCAACATTATTACCGACTAGTGCGTAAAATTGTTTAGTATTTTTATAAAAGTTCATTTTTTTTTATTTTATTAAATTATTATTTTTTATTGTTTTTAAAAATTATTGAGTTGCTTGTGTTGCTTCCCCTAATGACGGTTTAAAACGTGTCTCTAAAGCTTTTACTACTTTTTCTTTTAGTGCTTTAGCGTTTTTAATTATTAAATCAACCTTTTCTTCGGGTGTATAAGATTTAATTGTTAAAACAATTTTTAAATTTTTTGAATCAAAATTTTCTTTAGTCACTATATTTATACTATCCTCATAACCAAAAATACTTGATGTATTAAAAGTTACTGTTTCTTTTTTTAACACCTCACTAACTTTTTTAATTTCATCTTCGTTATTAAGGTATATAAAACCATCTTTATCTGTGGTCGCTTTTACAATCTCACTGTAAGTAGTTTTTTCTTTGATTACTTTAACCCCATTAAAGGTTAAAACTACATTCTCAAAATTTGAACTTATTTCAATAGGTTTATTATTTTTATCTAATAATTGACCTATTTTTATCTTTTCTTTTATTGTTTCTACTGCCATAATTAAGTATTTGTGTTATTAATTACTGATGTTTGGCTACCAAAACGGTTTTGTAAAGTTCGTTGGAAATTATCTTTTATTCTTCTAGCATTTCGTTTAATAACATCTACTTTTTGTTGTGGTGTTAACTGTCTAATTTCAACAGGTAAAGGTAATTTATCTGGTGTGTCTAAAACACTACCAGGGTATTTAATAAGCTCATTTTCGTACCCACCAGGTTTAACAGCCAAATTAAATTCAGGCTTGTCCTTTACAGACATTGATTGTTCACCAGTAAATTGAATTTTACCACTCTGAACGGAACCAGAAAAACTAACATCCGCTGCCGTAACAAACCATTCACCACCAACTCGTGTTTGTGCTTTATCTCCCTCAAAACATAAACATACATCTTGTATTTCTTGCATTTCTTCTGCCATTTTTTTATTTTTTAAAAAATATTATTTATATATAAATATGTGTTGTCCCTAAGAAAAACGTAAATAAAGTTTATAGTTTGGTTGGAAGTGAGATTATGACCATTATCAATGACAAATTGGAGAACGGCCCTACAAACAAAGAGGCGGCAACCAAAAAAGGTATTAAAGAATAATACCTATCTATCACAAAATAAGGGGGACTGAGAAGTTCCCTTTTTTGTATTATTTATAAAAATCGTTTAAAATATTACCATTATCATCAAATAAAACCCATACACCTAAATTAACGTATTGTTCTATTTCTTCTATTTTATAATCTAATTCAGTACCATCAGCTAAATTAATAAAAGCATCATCACCTTCTAATCTAGTCACCACCCAATAAGAATACTTATCATTATATCTAATGGGACCCAAATCAACGTCACCTCTTTTAAGTTGGGAGATTTCATACTCTTGTTCTAGGTCTACTAAATTATTTTCTCTATAAGTACATTTTTTACCAATAATATCATTAATTGTAAAAATAACCTCACCTCTAGCCCATTCAAAATCATCTTCTTTAGATTCACTTAGAGATTCAAAATAAAGTTCAGTGGCTCTTTTATAAACACCGTTGTTATCTTCATCTTCTTTACCCCATAATATGACATTATCATCATTATGAATGTCGGGTGTAATTCTATATATAGTATAGACTTTTCCTTCCACATATGCGGCACCCCCATAATAATCTGACATACTATTCCTATTAAAACCATGTTTACAAATAAATTTATCACCGACTTGGGGTTCCCATTTTGGTTCTATTTCACGAGCCCAATCAAATTCGTCAACCTCTTCTTTTATGATTTTTTTAAGATTCATATTAATAATATTTTATTAAAGATAATACGTTATCTTTATCTTTCCTAGAGTATTTAACAACCCCAAGATATAAATCCATGCCACCCCAATAAGGGTCGTTTAAACTATCAATATATCTTAAAACTTGTTTTATATAGAATACAGGTCCATAAGCTATTATTGTTTCAGGAGATTCCTTACCCTTTGGTGTTGAAATAGCATAATACCCATTAACTTCATTCTTAAAATTTTGATTAGCCTCGTCAGTATTTAACTCCCCATCAAAATCAAACTCATTGGTTATAATACTTTTTTTGGGAATCCAATCAAAATCATTAATCTCTTCTTTTATAATCTTACGTAGATTCATATTAATAAATATCTTGAACCTTTGGAAAGATTTTCCACACCCCATAGAGGTTGTAAATTATTTAACGACCAACACTCTTGAAAAGATTTATCTTCAGGTGATTGGATATTAAATGAAGTCATAGGTTTAATATGGTCAACATGCCACTCACCATAGTTATCCCATGTCATATCTTCTTTAAATTGGGATTCCAAATGGGTGATTAATTCCTCCAAAGAATAAGGTAATAAATCAAAAGTACTTTTATATTTTGTTACATCTCTTTCTTTTAAACAAGTGTAAACAGCTGTTCTTGTATAACATGCCAATCGATATGATGGGTCGGAATCTTTTTTTGTTTTTTCGTAGATACGTTTGTACTCATTTAAGTCTTCACGATTTTCTTCTCTCCATTTGGTGTGGTATTCTCGTAGATGTTCACGGTTTTTTTCTGACCATATTTTGTGGTTATCACTTTTTCTTTTTTTAACTTCAGGTTTAGAGTGATATTTTTTAGCTGCCTCTTCTTTACCACCAGTCCATTTACGGCCAGATGGACCTAGTTGTACACCTTTATCTTTAAAACTTCTTAAAATAATAGATTTATGATAACCAAATCTATCAGATAATGAAGGTGTACCAATATAGTCTTCATTATATAATCTTATCATTTCTGATAAAACATCTTCAGGTATTTCAATTTTCTTTTTTCCCATATAATATAAATATACCCATAAAATATATTATTGTAAATAATACAAAAAAAAAGAGGGACCGAAGTCCCTCTTAGTATTATAGTTTTAAGAATTTATTATCTTAATTCTCTTACGTCAAATGTACGTAAACCGTCTACACGGATATGGCCGTAAAACCTGTTGTTCACCATTTTTTTGGCGTAACGAGTCATGATACCTTTAACAGGTACAAAGTTAAACGGATTGTACATTGTAGGTGTTAATTGTAGAGGTACATACGGTGCGTAGATGTAACCTGTGTCTAACAATGATTTTCCTTTGTGTCCAATCAATACAGAGTATGCTGGTGCGTAAGGGTCACGGTAGATAGTATATCTTCCTGAAAGTGAACCTACTCTTTCGATACCCATGTTATATTGGTCTTGCTCAGGAGAAGCGTTAGATACGTGGAAGTATTCTAAATCATCAAAAACAGCAGATACTTCAGAAGATACAACTACGAAGTTAGCTCCACCTCTCAATGTAGCTTTGTGAATTTGTGCTGAGATTTGGTTGATAGCTGTTACTAACGTTTGGTTCCAGTCTTTTTGAGTGTAACCGTTGTTGTTAGGTAGTCTCTTCCATCCGTTGTAATCCCAACGTAATTGCCATGCTGCACCTGTACGTAAGTCACGTAAGATTTCACGGTCAATTTCTGCCGCAACTTGCTCAGAAAGTAATGCTGTCAATTCAGCTTCAGCGTCGATGTTGTGGAATGCACTAACATCTTGTGCTAATTCAGGAGTCCAAGTAGCTCTTAGTTTTCTTTCAGTTACAGATACCGTTACAGAATCTAATTCGAAAGAAACTTCACCCATTTGAGATTCCATTTCTAAGTCAGCGTATTGTCTATAAGTGATAACAAAACTAACACCACCTAATGTAGATACACCAACTCCAGGTACGATAGATGTATTACCAGATTGAGCTCCGATATAACCATCAAATGTACCTGATGAACAAGTAATACACTTAGGGTGAGTTAAATCTACTTCAAGATACATAATACCTTCACCAGTACAAATATCACCATAATTAACAATACCTTTACCATATCTTTGTGTTACAACTCTTACAGGAACTTCATCACCTGGAGCGTAAATAACTTCACCATCTTTATCTTTAAGACTACCACCACCGACAGTAACAGCTAAAGAAGCTAAGAAAGCCTCAGTATCCATTTCATTTCCATCAGGACCTAAAAGTCTACCTTGACCATTATTGTTAAATCCTGTTAATTCAAGGATTTGAGTTCTAACAGAACCGTCACCAGCAAAAGCTGATACACCATCTGTAAATTCGTTACCTGTTGTACAAGATGTCCAAATAACTGGTACACCGTTAGTAACAACTAAAGTGATTTTACCTTTTGATTGGTCATATAAACCATCATTGTAAAATCTATCGTAAAGATTTTTAGCACATTCTACATATGTAGTCTCAGGACAAGTTGCGTTATCTACAGAAAGACAAGGTGTAACGATTGGTTCACCGTGCTTATAAACTGTGCTTTCACCTTCAGTAGCTTCGATTCTTTCAGAAATCTTAGGTACAAAGTAGAACAATTTACCGATAGGTAAGTTCAACGCTTGTACAGACACGATGTCGTTAGCTAATAATTTAGAGAATACACGTCTTACGATAGGGAAAACTACAGTTTCAAAAGAACCAGTAGATGCACCACCCGATGTGTCAGTCTCATTGATAAGAACAGATGCTTGGTTTTCATACAACAAAGCCATATTCTCACGTACATGTCCTGTAAGTCCTTCTAAGAACCCAAGGTCATTCCATTTGTTTACAGTTGCCTCACGGATAGCTTTTTGGTGCTTTAATCCGATATTACCAACCTCTCCAGATTTTAATAAATATCCCATTTTTTTTTTGTTTTTTATTTTATTATTATTTTAGTGTTTATATTCGTATTCCCACAATCTTTTCATATTTTCTAGTTGGGGGTCTACATAAACTTTTGATTCAGTAATTTGTGTTGATGAACCACTACTTTTAGTATCATTGAATTTATTTTCAATAGATTCTTTGATTGGAGCTTTAGTTTTAGAAATTTCTTTAACTAAATTTTTGTAGATATTTTTAGATTCTTTAAGAGTTTTTGCCTCATCAAATCTTTTGATGATATCCACCTTCTCGTCTTTAGTAGTTGAGTGTTCAGTAAACAATCTTACTGTGTATGTAAGGTTGCTATTAAAGATAGCTACCTCATTTAATTTATTTCTGAACTCTTTAAGAGCGTCGACCATTTTGTTATAGTCTTCTGTTAAACTCTTATTTTCAGAATTGATAGAACTAACTTTGTTTTTTAGAACTTTGTTTTCAGTCATTAACTGTGTAACTCTTGGTGTTGTTGATTCTCTCATACCTAATTTTTCACGGTTTGAGTTCATGTCAGATGATTTACGATTCCCAACTTTTCCAGCTTTAGATAATGTACGAGGCATTCTACCTTCTTCCATTTCACCATCTTCATCCTTAGATTTATCAGACATGTATTTATCAGACATGTATTCATCATCATCACCTTCTTCATCTTCAGATAAATGAATTTCGTAGATAACTTCTTCACCCATTCTATTAAAGGCTTCATCATCTTCGTTTTCTTCATCATCAAACATATCTTCTTCATCATCAAACATGTCTTCTTCATCATCAAACATTTCAGTGTCGTCAGAACCACCAAGTTCTATTCTGTACTCAGCACCAGTTGCGTTATCTTTGATTTCAATGTTACCTCCGTCTTGAACAACCTCGATTTCATCTTCTGGGCTCATTTTTTTGAACACATTAACTACTTTCTCGATATCTTCCTCACCCGTAAGGTCTACAACATCTACATCATCATCGTCCTCGTCATCTAAATCTAAACCATCAAGGTCGTCATCATCGTCCTCGTCATCTAAATCTAAACTGTCAAAGTCGAATTCTTCATCGTTACCAGCACCTAAGCCGGCTACATCAGAGTCATTGTCTAACTCTAAATCCACATTCTCTTCATCTTCGTCTTCTGTTAAGCCACTCCAATCTCCTAGAGATTCTTTTACCATTTCCTCAATTTCTAGACTCATTGTATGAGCTAGTATTTCTTTCGCGTTGGCTTTGAAAGCATTGTCTATGTGCTCCGCTTCCATAAAAGCTTCATCGATGATAGACTTTCTTGTTTCAGCCATTTTTTTTGTTTTTTTAAACTGTTATTATGAAAAAATAGCGCTTTAAAACGCTAGTTTCTCAAATAAATATGTATTAAATGTGGAAAAGATTGATTTTTTTAAAAAGATTATTTAAAAACAATTGATATTTATTATTGTATGAAGTATCTTATGTCCGACATTGTAAATCAAATTCTAAGTGAAAGAATTGAAAAACCTCATTTAACAGAAAAAAATGGGGATTTAGAAGAAATCAAATTCTTAAAATCTTCTATAGAAAAAAAATTAAAAAATGTTTATCGGGAGATAACAGGCAAAGAATTAACCCTACCTAACATAGAGATTAATATAGATAACTCTATTAAAAAAGGGAAAATAGCTGGTTTTAATCATCCTAAAAATGGTGAAAACGCAGAGATGGGTATTAAAGAAAAGGCTTTAAAAGATAAGGAATATCTAAAATGGATTATAGTACATGAATTAATACATGCGTCCGTTGGGGAAGATTTACCACAAAGTGATGAACATTCGGGTTTATTTAAAAAATTAGCTGATAGAATGGGATTACCTAAAGAATACCAAGATTAAATACTAGGTACAAAAAAAAGACCCATTTCTGAGTCTTTATTTAATTAAGCTGTAACTTCTACCCGAATTACATCCTCAATTGATGATTTAACAGCCGATACAATCTCGTAGTCTAATACCGTACCATCTAGGTACTTGTGAGTTCTTGCTTCAGCTTCAGTACAAGTCATTGCATCAACAAGATACTGTGTTTTGATTTTTTTTATTTTTCCTGTTTCTTCGTTTACATCTTCGAATTCAACCTTGATAAGGAAAAAATTTGTTACTTGGTCTCCCATTTTTAATACTTTTTAAATTAATAATTTATTTACGTATTAATGATAAGGATAATAAATTAAATAGTGAAGTATTAATTATCACTAAATCCTGAACCAAAAGAACTTCTACCATGACCAGCCAATCTATGTTTAAACTCATGACCAGTAATTTGTAATTGTTCACCAAACTTATGTAAAGAAGGTAATAAATCAATTAATAATTGTTTTATTTTTTCGGTGAAAACTTCATCATTACCCATAGCGTCTGAAAAATTAGAAAGAACATCTACTCTTCTCTTGAAAGTGTTTAGTTTTTTAATCATGCTTCTAGCATCTCTAATTAAATCGTCTTCAGTAAATTCGTTTATAACGGTTTCAACCTCTTTGATAAGAGAACCAATAACTTCAGAAGTTTCACTTAAATAACTTATAAAATCATTCTTTGAATGTCCATCCACCACAGCATTAGCTAAACCTTCGATAACGAGTGTTAAGTCATTATATACGTTAGCTAAAGTAGTCATAGAAACTCCGGCATGAATAGACATGATATTTTTATCATCATACCCACCAACTTCCTTAAGTAATTCTTCTTTTATAATTTTACGAATATTCATTAACTTAAAGTTTTTAAAGCTTGTTTAAATTTCACACCAAAACCACCTTTTAAATCCATTTGTTTTAATAATGTCATTATAATATTAACTTGTTCGTCAGCTGATTTAGATTTTAATGTTGTAAGCAACTGATTAAAAACTGTTGAGTCTAACACTTTTCCAGTTTTTGCTTCTGAACCTTGTGACATTTCCTGACCTCCTTGTTCACCTTCTTCTCTAATAATTTTTTGAACTAATTTTTCCAAATCAGCTTCGTTTAATTTAATTACTTTTTTCATATTAATTTTATTTTATTTATTTTTGCTGCTTTGCTTTTAGCTTAAGCTAGCTGCTGCGCGCTTTTATTTTTTATAGTAAAAATTTATTTAAATTGTTTAATAATTTAGATTCATTTTCAGATAAATATAGGTTATCTGCTATTATATTTGAACTACTATTTAATAAATCCATTTTTTTATTAGTAGATTCCGTATAAGGTTTAAGGTCATTCTTATCAGAAGAAATCCAAGAACCTGGAGTTGATGGTGAAGTTACAATATCCCAACAGATTAACTCAAAGTCATCTTGAACTACATTCTTACCACCTTCATTTTTAAGTGAACCTACACCTCTAGATGAGATACCTACGGTCCAACCTTTTCTAATCATATTAAGAACTTTATCACCAACTGATGAAATAATTCCCATTTTATGATATCCTGGTGTTGTATCTAATTCTAATGTACCCATTAGAGTTTTGCCTTCCCACCATAATTCAGTTACCATATGTGATACCCTTTCACCATCAATAATAGATGATTCTGGGTGGTTTAATTCACCCAAAGAAGTACCCATTTTGATAAACTCTTGGTATCTTTTAGCTTCTCTTTCTAAGATATCTTTAGGGTAGACCCTACCGTTTTTATTTTCTACACCCCACTTTTGTAGTACGGCATATATTTCAATTTTTTCAGGTAAAGGCCCGTCCATAGTGAAATTCATTCCAGACTTAAATTCTCTAATTAAATTAACGTTTGAACAAACGCCATCTTTGCAAGTTAATTCAGGTTTAATATACCCTGAATCATATTCAACTAAAAAACCTGTACCTTCTTCACCTGGTTTTAATATTTTCATATTTATACTTTTTCTTATAAATATGCTATATTAATCTTTGGAGCAAAAAAAGAGGGGTTACTACCCCTCCTTTTTATTTTTTTGTTTTATAAAATTCAAAAGTTTCGTCTTTTTCAAAGACATCTGATATTATTTTTTGAGATATGGACTCAATCATTGGTTTCATCTCATCTGAATTTATAGGTAAAAATGGTTCTTTTTTAAATAAAGTTATTTCAACCGACATAAAACTTCTTTTATCAAAATTAATACCTGATGAAGCCATATTAAAATCTACTATTGATTTTGTTTTGTGGAATTCGGTATCGTTTAAAATTTCAAACAACTTACTTTTTACTCTTTTTGATTTTTTCTTAATGATATTATCGTAATTTTCTAAACCATACTCTTTAGGTTTTCCCCACGCGGATATTTGGATATAAATAGATTTAGGTTCTTTGTTATCTACTGTACCCGATATTACGTTATATTGGTATGGGGTTTCTACTCTCATTTCTTTACCTCTTTTCATTATTGAATTGTTTCTGCCACTGTGTTATACACGGTATCTAACATTCTTAAAGAAACCATATAAGGGTCACAATTTGACGCCGGTCTTCTATCTTCAAAATAACCACATCCGTCAATTATTGCTTGAGCTGGAATTCTAATACTTGTGTCTCTTGTACTATATCCATAACTAAAATCGTGAATACTAGATGTTTCGTGTTCACCACTTAATCTTTCATTGTTATGTAAACCATAAACTTTAATGTGTTCTTCATGATTATTTTTGAGTTTTTCCATGGTATCCTCAATTATCTTCAAACCACCTTCTTCACGCATTTCTTTTGTTGAAAAATTAACATGACATCCTGAACCGTTCCAATCACCTTTTAGTGGTTTTGGGTGTAAAGATACGTTTACATCGTTTTCTTCTGCCACACGGTCTAAAATATATCTAGAAACCCACAATTGGTCTGAACCATTTAATGGTGCCACAGGTCCGATTTGATACTCCCATTGACCTAAAAGAACTTCGGCATTAATACCAGAAACCTCTAAACCTATTTCTAAACATTTTTCCATGTGTTCCTCAACAATTTTACGACCAACAACTGTATCTGAACCGATACCACAATAATAGTCCCCCTGTGGTCTAGGTAATCTAGAGAGGTCACTAGTAAAACCTAGAGGTAACCCTACACCTTCCCCAAAAGGCATTGATGGTTTATGGGTTAACGTATATTCTTGTTCCCAACCAAACCAAACATTACTCTCAATGTTTTTATTTTCCAAAATAAACTGACTTAATTTATACCTAGTATTACTTTTATGTGGTGTACCATCAGGATTCATTACCTCACAAAAAACCAATAAATGGTTTCCACCTCTAAAGGGGTCTTGTTTTACAAAAACTGGTTTAAGTATACAATCTGTATTTTTACCTTTACCTGCTTCTGCTTGATTTGTTGAGCTACCGTCAAAAGACCACAATGGGTACTCTGACGCTTTTAATGTATCAGCTTTAGAAACTACTTTTGTTTTACTCCGTAATTGTTGTGGTTGATTACCATCCAACCAAATGTATTCTAATAAAATTTTATTCATATATAATTTTTTTCTTAATTATACTAATTTTTTAACATAAAAAAAAGCCCCCCTAAAATAGGGAGGCTTTATCATATTTTTTAATAATAATATTAAATTTTATTTATTTTCTTCATTATTTTTTTGGTATCTTTCTATACCCAAGACACTATTTAATTTTTCAATTATTTTTGTGATTAATGTTTTTTTATTTTTTTCACCAGTCAGAGAACCCAAATTTTCTAAAACAGAAATTAAATATTCTAGTGTAACATAAATAAATAAAGTACCATGTAACCAAACAAAAAACCCTTTAGCCATTGTAGATAATACATCATCCTGACCACTGTACTCTAAACCAATACTATTGGTTATAAACAATAAGGACATCCATACAAAAACTTTTAAACCAAACCTACTAAATTTGTGTGATTGTATTTTTTCTCCTCTTGCTCTTGATGCTGCTATACCAGTAATTAATTCTAATATTACAAGTACAACAAAGGCTAAAACAGTTAAACCTTGTAATCCCATTGAAGTTTCTATGATACTAGATATTCCTGCTATAGGTAGTGTTATTGTTAGTAAATTAGAATGTACTATTGAATTATTAAAATCGTGTGTACAGTTAAAACCAAAATTGTTAACAATGTAATTAAAAAATCGACTAATCATTTTTAAGATTCTTTTTCAATTCATACAGCCTTAAAACTTTTTCGTTAAAACTGTCGTTATTTTCACTCATCTTGTAAATAACATCTTTAGTTTCTAGTAGTTTTGATTTTACTGTTACATTGTCCCCGTAATCATCTAAATGTTGATTAACTAGTTGGATTGTTTCCTTCACCAAATCAGACACTAAAGTTTTTGTTTTTTCTTCGTTATTTTCACGCAAAACCTTTAAAATCTTTTTTTCTTCCTCAGTTAAGGAATCATTATATTTTTCATTAAATTTATTTACAGCTACTTCTAGAAATTTCCTAGGGTCAATATTTTTTCTAACATAAGATTTATCTTCTGATTCTGAAATAGTTTCTTTATCAGACATTAACCAAGAAATAACATTAGTTCTAGATTCATGTAGTTTGTCTATTGTAGAAACACTTTTCTTGGTTGTTAGTAAATTTTGTAAAGATTCGTGTAACCCTTTTGTTTTAACCCCACTCAAATCAATATTATATTTTTCTAATAAAGAAATTAATTTTTCTGATTCTGTAGATATGGATTTTTCACCTCTAAAATTTTCTAATAAAGAAATAGATTCTTTTAAATATTCATTAGCCGCTGTTTCACTTTTTATTGTTTTACCCTCGATATTCTTGTAAACAATAAAGGTTGTTCTAAGAGTTTCGTTTTCTTTAAGTATTTTTAAGAAGTTTTTATATAAGTCTTTTCCTGATTTATCTTCAGAAATGTAAGATTCTATTAACTTCTCAACGAATATATCTTTTAATGTACCAAAGTTCATAATTTTATTTTTAAAATAAATATGCTTTAGCTACCAAGTATTTCATCATCACCTTCATTAAGTAACAAATCTATACCCTTAGTCATCATTAAAATATCTTCATTTTTCTTTCTACCTTCAAGTAATAATTTATTAATTACATTCTCATCACCTCTAAAGCTTTCACCAAAACCACCAACTTCTTCACCTCCTCCAGCTTCTTCACCGCCTCCAGCTTCTTCACCGCCTCCGAAACCTCCAAAGCCTCCAGCTTCTTCACCACCTCCTAAACCTCCAAAGCCTCCAGCTTCTTCACCGCCTCCAAAGCCTCCAGTTTCTTCACCACCAGTTTCAGTCCCAGCCGTTTCATCTGATTTAACAGGAATTTCACCATAAAGTTTATCAACGTTCTTAAAGAATCCTGTGTTTTTGATAATTTCAGCAGTATTTTCAAGTTCCTTAGCTGCCGCTCTTTCAAGTCTTTGTTGTTCTAAATCTTCTAAGATTTCATCATTAGACCAATTAAAGATATTTTTTTTAGCCCATGTGTGTGATGTTGGAGCAATTCCACCATCAACAGCACTAACAAGGTCTTTATACAACAAAACTTTTTCTTTCCATTGTTCAACTTTAAGAACTTCACCTTGAGTAGATGGATTGTTAAGGACTAGTTTAAAATTATTTAACTCATCGTGGAAACCTAAAATATATAAATGGATAATAGCTATTTTATTTAACTCTTGAACCATAGCCTGTTGAATTCTATTTATGGTCCTAGCAAATCTAATATCTAACATAGCTAAATTACCACCCTCACCAACGACATCATCAAAACCTAGGAAAGTTTTTGGTACTCTTAATGCTGTAACCATTTTTCTTTGGATAAATTGAATATCTGCAATTTGGTCTAGGTTAGACGCACCCGCCAACGTTTCAATTGGACTAGAAGCGTTAGCATCTCTTACAGGTACAAAGTAATCTTGGTCAACTGCCAAAGTATTATATCTTAAATCTACCTGACCTGTTTGACTATCAGCTTTTTGTGTTCTTTTAAATTTATTAGCAACTTTTTGTACGTAAGCTTCAACATCATTATCATCAATGTTACCTACATAAACTTTAAATACTCTTCTTTCAGGTGCTCTAGTTACACGATAAACTAACATAGCGTCTTCTGCTAAAAGAAGTTGTTTCCATATTCTCCTTACTTTCTCTAATACCGAAGTACCATAAGGTAATTTTCTATCATCACCTAAAAGTCTAAAATGAGCTATTTCCCAAGCGTTAAACTCCATGGTTTTATCTCTCCAAAAGAATTTAACTTGTTTTTTCTGTGTTTCTTCTTTTGTTTCTTCTTTTTGAGCTTGAAAAGGGAATACGCCTGTTTCTTTTCTTTCAATATCAATATTTGTTAATTGAGAAGAACCAACAATACCATCCCTGTAATCTATTTTTAAATAAAGAAAGTTATCACCGTATTTACATGTATTTCTAGTCCACATCGGTAAATTTGAGTGGATGTCCATTACATTAAAGAATAAATCTTCTAAAACTTTTTTAATTCTAGATGAATCAGAATAAACACTTAAAATTTTACCTTGTTCGTTTAATGTACAAGATTCTTCTGACATAATATCTAAAGCGACAGCAATTTCAGGGGTAAACTCCATTGCCTCGTAATCCATATAAGAGGCAACCCTAGAAGTTTCATAGTAAATCGCTTTTTGATATAATTCACTATCTACTTTAGCCCATTGACCTTCTAAGTATTTTTGTTGTTGTCTTTGTAATTTTTCTTTCTCAAACTCCTCTCTGGACTTTGTAACAATTAAATCTCTATCACCTAAAGCGTATTTGTTATATATGGTATTGGCTTTTATACCACCATTACCTTGACCAAAAAGGTAAAAGAGTTTTTGATATACCGTTAAATTTTTATTTTCTTCTGCCATTTAAAAAAATGTTTTTTATATTATAAATATTATTAATAAAGTTAACCGACACTTTATTAATGTGAATGTTATTCGTATTAAACTTACTCTACATAGTCACAATCTACATAACCTAAATGACCTGTAAGGTCTATTTCGTACACATATTGAACTAAGTTATCGTATTCCCCAAAACAGGGTTCTTTTACAACTTTAACATTAACTTTAGTGTTGTTGTTATTAGCTCTATCTGTTGGAGGACAAAACTTATTATAAACTGGACCAGCACCTTTTCTTACATTACATTGTCTATTAAAAGGTTTGTTTGACGATATTCCCATAATATTATTTTTTAAATCCTTTCATCCCACTAAATAACCAAGAGTATTCCTTAGTTTGTTCAGTAGTTATTCTATTATTATCTTTATTTCTACTATCTGTATAAAAACCTGTACCAATAACTTCATTTAAAATTGGATTCTCTTCTATAGTACCAGTCTCAACAGACCAACTGTTAATCATTGCCTTTGCCTGACCTTTAGATTTTTCCAAATCTTTAAAAGAGGTCATAGCCACAAAACAACACATACCAATACACATTAATAAGTCATCGTGATAACCTCTCATGTGGTCTGGTCTACCATTAATATAGACAAACGTCTCTATTTCAGCTAACATTCTTTTAGAACGAATCTTAAACGAATCCAATCTAATAGCCTCTTCTAATTTAGAGATTATGGTATTTCTATTTTTTTGAAAGTTTAACCCAGGTAGTTTACCCCTATCCATGTGTTTTTGTAAGGCTCTGTTATTTTCAACAGAATCAATACCAACGGTAACATCGTAATACAGTCTTTTTTTAGGGTAACCTAATTCAATTAATTTTAATACAACAGAAGCACCCCATCCACCTGTAATATCCACAACCACAAATGCGTCATATGAACCACCATAATAGTTAGCTATCTCACCTAAAACATCGGGTGCTACTTTACCGTGGTATTCAGCTACTTGATTACCTGTTGTATAATCCCATACACAAATACCTGCAAAGTCATCAGAAGAACCTGAAGAAGGGTCAGCAGACAAAATATATTCATGTTCAGGTATAGGGTCTTCCCATATCCACATGTTACCATCAACCCACTCTTTTCTTATTGGTTCTCTAACATTATCTCTTTCTTGTCTAGATTTGTATTTATCATCAATTACACTATCACCTGAACCAACAAAAGAACATAATAACTCTTGTGCTATTGACCTTGCGTTGTGATTAAGTTGTGCACACATATCGTCAAACCATTTTGACCTTGGTACATACCCCTTTTCAGCCATTTCAGGCCATTTTTCTTGTGGGACAACAGCATCAGGGCCAAATCCACTTTTTGGGTCCTCAATATTTTCTATAATATCGTTATTCTTCTCATCCCTAAGAACCCAAGACATCCCAGAACCATCATTTTTACCATTATAACGAGGGTCTTCATACCACTTCATCGAAATTATGTTAAAATTATTTTTACCTCTTTCAGCCGTTACATAAGCTTTATGGTATAAAGGGTCATGTCCGTTTGGTGTTGAAATAAGAATTGACCTACCACCAGTTGAAAGTGACGGTTGTGCGGCAGTATAAAATTCCTCACCCCTATGACCTTCGATAAAGGCGGCTTCATCGACAACAATGAATGACGGTGTATAACCTCTAAGTGCATCTTTTGAAGAAGCAACAGCTTTTACTTCAGAACCATTCCATAATTTGTAATGTGAACTAGAGTTCTTTTCGGGGTTAAACCAACTATCAGAACCCGCTGGTCTGTGAACATCCATCCAACCAGGTAACTGCATTGTAAAATCTTTAATCTTTTTTAAGAATTCTTTCGCTGTTTCTTGTTTATTTGCCGCAATAAGAATTTTTTGGGTACTTTTACTTGACGCTAAAGCGGTTACAATTGCTAAATAAGCCGCGGTTGTAGTTGATATACCTGCCTGTCTTGGTTTCATCACTATATTGTGATGATGATTTTTATATGCCTCAATTAACTCCTTTTGTCTAGGAAATAATTTAAAGGCAACAAATCCCTTTTGTGTTCTATCCTCTGTCTCAAGGTAATTTTCTATAGCATAAATAGGGTCTGTTAAACACTTACCTATTTCATACATCATTTGTCCTTTACTTAAACTCATGCCAATAAATATCATCAGGCATGAAAAAACCCACCATAGTAGCGAACTTGGTGGGTTTTAATAGTCCGTAGACTATAACGGTCCTAATCCGTTCTCTTTATCTATTTTTTAAGATATCTCTAATTTCTGAAGCAAATTCATAGTCCTCATCTTCAATAGCTGACTTCATTAAACCTCTAAGTTCATCATCAGTCATATCATTAAGGTCTTTAGGTTCTTCAGGACCCTCTTTTTCACCACCTAAAACAGTAGGGTTAGTTTCTTCTTCATCCTCATCAGGAGTTTCTACATCACCACCATCTTTATCATCATCATCACCGTACATACCAAAAGTATCGTCGGAAGCTTCACGTCTTAACTCTTCAGCCGCTTCTTCAGCTATTCTTTGAACTTTCATTTGTGAATCTGTTCTATCATTTGATAATCCCTCAATAATACTATTAAACTCATCATCTGAAAGTTCTTGCATCATATTCCATGTCAAAGAAATAACTTCTTGATTATCAGTTGGTATTTGTCTTACAAATTTTTCCCAAAAGATAGTACCTAATCTAATATCATTAGTTTCATTATCTAAATTATCAGTTTTATCTAGGACATATTTTCTTTCTTCAGCATCAACAGGTAGGGACCATAAAGACATTAATTCAATAACACCTTTAGCCAATTCATGTAAAAGTACTGGGAATACCACACCTTGTGCAATAATTTTAGGAACTCCATTAGGTTGGTCAGATAATTTAACTCTAACATTACCTGCGTGAATACCTTGTCTACCCTGTGTTTTAATGTCTTCATCATTCATCATCCAGTAAGAAGCGTCATTTGCAGCCATAAGATTAGCGTAGTTTTGACTCAATCTAGGATTCTCCTGTCTTAATTGGTCGTCCATGTGGTGAATGTTTTGTGACTTTCTAGCCGCACCGTGCATCATAGCGTTAGTGTACTTTCTTCTTTTAATTTTAGGTTTCATTTGTACCTCAGTTTTTCCTTGTGGAACAGGACTAGTACCTTTATCAAATTTAAGACCTTCTCTTTGTATATCACCAATCTTAACACCCAATTGTCTAGACATTTGGTTTATAGTTGCCTGTGGGGTACCACTAGGTAAACCTAACGCTTTTTGTGGGACACCTGTTATGGTCGCATCAAATTCAACAGCACCTTCAGGGATGTTGAATTGTTTACGAATCATTTCAACAGCCTTTGTTTCTAATCTGTCGATACCGTAAGCGTATTCTTCTTTAGCCGCATTCATCAATGAACTAGACATTAATTGTTGAACATCATCAAAAGTAACTCTTTCTTTACCTGTTTTTTGTCTAATAGCTCTAGCTATTTCTTCAAAAGATTGATTAGCCATTTGTTTAGCTAAATCTGAACCTAACAATTCAGAATACTCATTTGTACCACCTTCAAAACTACTGTTTACGTCTCTATTCATATCCGCTTCAAATATTAATTTATTTTGTATCGACTCAACAATCTTAGCTTTTGTCATTATTGGATTTTGAGTCTCTACAATGATATTAATAATATCTGATTCAGACAAATCAATTTTGGAATAGTTTTCAACAATAGATTTAAAATCTTTTGCTTTTATAATTCTACTTTCACGCATACCACTTTCCATGTCTTTTATATAATCTTCTTTTTGTTTAATATAATCTTCTTGGTTTTTTATAGATTCTTCCTGATTTTTTATGGCTTGTTCTTTTTCTTTATTTTGTTGTTTTAAACCATTCACTTGTTTTGTAAGAACTGGTTTTTGTCTTGTTAAAGCATCTGCTTGTGTTTTTGGGTCGGTAACGTCTTCTGCTTTATTACCTTGTGCTATTACTTTATTATTACCCTGAATTGCTGATAATTTAGTATCTACGTCAACTTCAGATGCCTTTAAAGTTTCTTTATTTACCTCTAAAGATTTTTTATTATTTTCTAAATTTTGTTTCTCTTGTTCCAAACTTTCTTCGGCAGATTTAAGTACAGCTTCCTTATCCATCTCATCAGCTTCTCGTAAAAAATATTTTTTTCTCATCATTTTGTTACTTTGTTTTCTTTATATTTTAATACAAGGTCATACTCGTATAGTTGTTCATCAACAGATTTTTTTGTGTCCCCAAAACGGAATATTCTTCTTTGTTCTGGATAATCTTCATCATCTTGTAGTTTTTCCCAACCTAAAGCTATAATACCTTCTACAGCATTATAAATATCACGTACACCATCTTCTTGAACTAATTCCAAATCAAATTCGTCAGTTTTAAGTGAACCAACTAGTTTAATGATATTTTCGTCGGGGGCTAATTCTCTTGTTTCGGTAATAACAGACGATTCATACCAAGATTCATCCCATTCCCATTCAGTTGAGTCTGAGAATAAAAATTCAAACATATGTTCACCTTTAAATGTTTTACCAATTCTGTTTATATAAATTAAATACATATACTATAAATATTAGTCTTGAGCATAAAAAAACATAGCCTTTTTAGACTATGTTTTTTATTATTTTATTTCTTATTTATGAGAACTTAACGTCACCTTCATTATTATTAGGCCTTTTGAATGGATTACTGTCAGGTCTTTGAGGTTTTTCAAATGGATTACGGCCAGGTCTTCGAGGTTTGGGATGAGATGGCTTAGATGTTTTATCTTCATCCCCCATAGGTTTTTCAAATGGATTACGGCCAGGTCTTCGAGGTTTGTCATGAGATGGCTTAGATGTTTTATCTTCATCCCCCATATAACTCATATAACTTCTTCTACCTCTAGCTTTTGGACCTGGTTCTTCTCCTGGCGTAATGTGAGGAGGTGGATTAAAAGGCCTTCTAGATGGTCTATCCTTATCAGGCGTTTTAGTCGGCGTTCCAGGAACTGTCTCAGTTCCACGGTCAGGTTTTTCAGGTTGTTTTGCTGGAGCCGGAGCCATTGTAGGGTCATAATTATTTAATCTTCTACCTCTAGCTTTTGGACCTGGTTCCTCACCTGGCGTAATATGTGGGGGAGGATTAAACGGTCTTCTAGAAGGACGTTCTCTATCAGGTGTTTTAGTAGGTGTTCCGGGAATTGTTTCAGTTCCACGGTCAGGTTTTTCAGGTGCTTTTTCTCTTTGGGGTCCCATATCTTTTAATTTTCCTTCTTCGTCAAAAGTTTCGTCAAAATCTGATAAAGAGTCAACTGGTTCACCAATAAAATGTCTACCTCTCATTGTACCAATTTCAAGACTACCAATAGAGTTAATTCTAGCCTTTAATAATTTTTTACTACCGTCTTTGATATCAAAATAGATTGTAGATTCTTCAGGGTCTTCTGTTTTATCAGCGTGACAAAGACTTAGTGTAAAACCATATTCCGATGCCATATCCGACAAATCTTGGTAAGCAATTTCTTGTTCATATGTCTCAAATTTATCTGTTACATCAGACATATAATTACCATATCCACGATTCATGTTATTATTTTCTGAATACTCTAAATTAGGATTATTTCTCATATTTAGGTTTAAACCATATAAATTTTCATCATCATAATCTAATAATAATTCACCATCAACCATATTCTCATCACCACCAATATGAGGGTTGTCTTCTCCCATGTATGATTCGTAAGAAGGTGTTGAAACAAATCCAGCCATTTCCATATCCAGCAACCAATTATCTAATTCTGAATCTGAATAACTTTCTTTTTTCTCTTTCATGTAAGAATCGTGTGTACCATCACCCATATATCTACGATAATTACTTGTGTCATTAGGATTTATAAATTTTCCTTCACCCTCACACCATTCACAAGTTTCATCAGTGAATTCATCATAACCCGAACCATTACAATGTGTACATGATTTATCGTCCATATAAGACATATAAGAAGATTCCTCTACAGGTTCCTCATCACCAAAATCAAAAGACTCTTCATCAGATTCTTCAGGTTCTTCTTGTGATTTCTTTTTTATTGTACGAATAATATCTTTTTTATCTTCAGAATCCATATTTTCTAAATCCATAGCAGATAAAACTGATTTAGCAACCCATTTTTGCATATCAGAAGATAAATCCTCGACATCTCTAATTTGTTGACCCAATTTACCTGTGGTACTTTGAATATCTTTGATATCATCATCACCAAATTCTTCTACATCAGTATCGTCTTCTTCGGAATCAACTCCCTCATCGTCTCCACCAAAATCAAATTCACCGTCTCCTGTATCTTCAGTATCATCACCGAAGTCAAATGAATCATCACCAGTATCTTCAGTATCTTCATCTCCACCGAAGTCAAATTCACTATCCCCCGTATCTTCAGTATCATCACCTCCACCAAAGTCAAAACCACCTTTATCAGAAGTTTCCTTTTCTTCAGAGTCTCCACCAAAGTCAAAACCACCTTTATCAACTTTTGGTTCAGCTTTTGGTTCAGTTTTTTTGTTTTTTAATTTTAAAATAAATTTTTTCTCATTTAAAACATCTGATTCTAACAAATTAACATTATCTACATTATAGTGATTATTAATTTCTTCAAACATTAAATTTAAATGTTTAACCGCCTCTTCATAAGAATAAAAAGATTTTTTTCCCTTATTAACTATACCACCAATGTAATCAAAATCAGATTCATTGATATTATTTTTAGAATCAGCGTTCTTTATATAATATTTATTTTGTTCTCTTACAACAGCATATATTTTACCGTTTACAGATTCTTTAACCAATTCAAAATTAGATAGACTCATCTTTTCTTCTTTAATCACTGGTTTAATGTTAGAGAGTTCCAACATTCTATTTAATAATTTTTTATTCATCTTCTATTTTTTTTTATCCTCTTATATTCCAAGTACCATCCGTGTTAAGACCGTTTTGTCCAGCAGGTCCTTCTGCAAAAGCTTCTGGTTTTTTCTTACCTAATAAAGCAATTCCCGAACTACCAGCTATATCTGTAGTAGAATTAACAGTTAGATTTAATACTATAGGTCCAGCCGAAGGTGAGGGTAATGTAACACCTTTATATACTAAAGTAGCTCCAGCGTTAACATATATTTGATAATACGTGTATGCTGTATATGTAGCTCCCGAAGGTAAGTGTAATGCATAATAACTATCCATAATTTTCTTTTTCTATATAAATATGTTTAATCTTCAATAAACCACCAATTACCGTTTAAAATCTTCTACTGATTCGACTAAAGGGCCCGTATAATCTATAATTAATTTATACACCCCTTTAAAATAATCGTTTTCTATCCAATTGATTAAGTCTTCTTTATACTCAAATTCAGGAATACTTACAAATCCTAAATGTCCGTAATCATCACCGTAATTTTCATCATAATTTACTGGTACATTATCAGCACCATCCCAATAAGGTGTTGCAAAAATAAATAAATGTGGTACATCTTGATTTCTCCATTCAACAACTCCTTGAAAACCGTCCCAAATAACAGACCAACCCTTATAAACGGGTTTTTCTTTTTTAAAATATTCACCAACTATATCATATTCAGCACTTCTATATGGTTGTTTTTCTATTAATGTTTTTGTTTCTACATCTTTTATCCATTTAAATGGGTCATCTTCAATTGATTCTAAAAGGGAATCAATTTTTTTTGACTCACGCATTGATTCTAGTGTTACCGATTTATCGTAAGCAACTGTCTTAATATCATACAATCTATCCAACATTCCATTTCTACGTAAAACTTTGAAAACAATATTTTCTACTGAAAATTCACCACCAGACTCTAAACCTGATTGACGCATTTTTTTAATTTTTTCCGTTAATTTTTCAACACCTTTAACAGCAACATCATAATCACCATCATTTAACTCATCATATAAATCTTCAATACGGTCCATAATTCCGTTAGCCTTATCTTTTACAGATTTATCGTTAAAATTAATTTTCTTGTTTTGTGGTTTTGTTACCCATTCATTATTTAATATTGAATAAACTCCTGTTGAGTGGTGTGATTCATTTATATCTTGTACATATAATTCAACGTCATAATCATAAATTTTAACGTCATGTTCCTTATTCCAATTAGAGCTTTTAGATTTAAAAAAATCTTGTACTAAATCTTCATCAACAGGGACATCTTTATAATCGATTATAATATGTAAATCAACGTCAGAGTATTTTGACCAATTATAATTAGCCAAACTACCTGTAATACAAACATCTTCAATGTCAACCCCAGGTATTTTTAAACTCTCAAAATAATCATCAGCTATTTTTAAAAGATTTTTTTTAACTTCGGGTTTCATTTTTTGATTTTCATCCCAAATTTTAGGATTTAATTCATCATTCATTGTAAAACCACCCAAGTCAATTTTTCTATTAGCTTTTTCGACTTCTTTTTCATTTATATTCATATTCATAAATATCATGATATTTATTAAATGATAATGAGAAATACAATTAAGAAAATATTAAAAGAAGACAACGATTTTGATTGGGTTAGGGAATCTGAACCAACCTCAAAATCTGAAATAGCTAATAAACTATCTAGATTTGATGATTTTGGTTTTTATATTTTTAATACCGAAACTAGTCCTTTAGTTAATTCTATTTATAATCTTGGTTTAAACACTATACAATTAGATAGTTTAATTAAATCATTATATGAATTTGGTTATAATGCTTATGAAAGGGGTATAGATACAGGGAGTCAAAATGGTTATAGTGAAGGTGAATCCCAAGGGTATGATATGGGTCATCGTGATGGATATTCTGAAGCTAAACGGGATATGGAAGATAAGTTAGAAGAAAAATACGAGAAAGGTTATGACGAAGGTTATGACGAAGCTATCCAAGACGGATATCAAAAAGGTTACGAAGAGGGGGTTGAAGCAACTTATTATAAAGCCTTTGAAGAAGGTAGAGCTTATGAAGCTGGGTTAGATGTAGAAGATTTTGAAAGAAGAGAATCTGGATTTGACCCTTCTGACTATGATGAAGATTATGATGAAGACTACAATGAAAATTAATAATATGAGAAGAAAAAATATTATACTAACAGAATCACAGTTACAAAGATTAACTGAAATAAGAATTCAGGAATATACTGCAAATGAAATTGTAAATATTTTAAGTTCCATTGATTGTACGGGGGAAAGTGTAAAAACCCTAGTATCAAGAAAATTATCCGAACTAGGGTTTGAAGAGATTACAATTAAATTTTTAGGTTACGGTGGTATATCAGATGAACTTAAATATATTGTTTACACTGAAGGACCTGTTTTTGTTTTTATTGCGAAAAGTAAGTCAGATGTTAACCCTCCATGTATGGATATTGTAGATGTAGTATCTTACACAAAAAATTAAACAATACCTTTTATTTCCTTAATTTGTTCTTTTAAAGGAGAAACGTCTATATTATCTAATTTTTCGTATACATATTTACGTAAAGTTTTATTAAAAACTTCTCCTTGGCTTTCAGAAACTTCAAAACGAACATAATCCCTTTTTAAAACTTCTTTATAAAGGTATTTTGTACCCGCTTTAAATGTAATAGCTAAAGTACTTTTAGTTTCGTCGTATTCAGACATTATAATGTTTGATGAGTCAATTAAACACTCAACAACACCATCTTCTTTTTCTATTTTTTTTACTACCGCCATATTAAACCCCTTTATAAGATTTAATTGAATTTATTGGTAATATGTGGCCTTCTACATAACCATTTCCAGCATCATCTTCTTTTTGTAAATGTAATACCATATAATCACCTACTAATTGAAAAGCTGCCTTTTCGTAGGTTACTGAATGTGTACCCCCATCAAAATCATCATCACTATTGGGGTTATTTTTAAAAATAATTGTTAATTCTTTATACATACTTTAAATATAATAAATAAATTGTTATAATTCTTTTATTGAGAACTGTGTTAACTTTAATTATCTTGTTAAAAAAAGTCAATTCAGTTGTCTATTTTAAAAAAAGTAATTATACTTGTTGTGTGAATGAAACCCATAGGAGAAAAAATTAGATTAATAATACAGGAATCATTTAGAGAGTCCGTTAGATTAGGTGGGAGTGATATTAGTCCAGACCATATAGTTTTAGCTCTTTTTTTTGATAACAACAATAGTGTTACTGATGTTATAAGAAATATGGGTTTAGATGTTGACGAATTAACTTCAAAAGTCGAATCTTACATAAGATTAAAAATTAAAAACCCGAAATATGAAATAAAATTACTACCTTTGAGTAAAAGTTCTAAATCTGTCTTAAACATAGCAGAACTGGAATCAGATAAATTAGGGGATAAACACATTGGGGAAGAACACCTAATGTTAGCAATTTTAAAAAATAGAGAACTTGATTGTACTAAAGTTTTGGAACATCAGGGTCTTGATTATAAAAGTTTTAAACAAAGATTAATAGAAATAAAAAAACAAATTAACATGAGTGGAATTACAGACGATTACGATGAAATGGATGGTTTAAAAGGTAAGAAGGGCAGTACTAAATCCAACACACCTATTCTGGATAATTTTGGTAGAGATATTACCGATATTGCTGCAAAAGGTGGGATTGACCCAATTATTGGTAGAGACGATGAAGTTGAAAGAGTTGCTCAGGTATTGAGTAGAAGAAAGAAAAACAACCCAATCTTGATTGGTGAACCAGGTGTTGGTAAAACAGCGATTGTAGAAGGGTTAGCTCTAAAAATTGTTCAGAAAAAATGTCCTAGAATTTTGTTCAATACGAGAGTAGTATCCCTTGACATGGCTCTATTAGTTGCAGGTACTAAATACCGTGGCCAATTTGAGGAACGTTTAAAAGGTATTATGCAAGAATTGGAAAAGGTTGATGACGTTATTCTTTTCATTGATGAAATCCATACTATGGTTGGTGCTGGTAACGCTTCTGGTTCTCTTGACGCATCAAACATCTTGAAGCCAGCTTTAGCACGTGGTGAAATTCAATGTATTGGGGCAACAACTCTTGATGAGTATCGTGAAAACTTTGAGAAAGACGGTGCATTAACTAGAAGATTCCAAACTGTAATGGTTGAACCACCATCTTCTGAGGAAACATTAATTATTCTTAAAAACATTAAGGATAAGTATGAGGACCACCACAAAGTAAGATATACTGATGAGGCAATTGAAGCTTGTGTTAAATTAGCTGATAGATATATCAGTGACCGTGAACAACCTGATAAAGCTATCGATATCATGGATGAGGTAGGTGCTAGGTCACAAGTTCACGCAAAACCACCACAAGTTATTTTAGACTTAGAGAACAAGATTGTTGATATCGATAAGGCTAAAATTGATGTGGTTAAAGCTCAAAGATATGAAGAAGCTGCACGTCTTCGTGATGAAGAAAGAAAACTAAAAGAAAGTTTGGATATAGAGACAAGCGTTTGGACTAGTAATCTCAATTCAGAAAGAAAAGAAATTACTGAAGAAGATGTTGCTAAAGTTGTTTCATTGATTACAGGTATTCCTGTGACTAAGGTTGGTCAGGACGAGTTGATAAGACTCAAAAACATGTCCAAAGAAATAACAAGTAAGGTAATCGGTCAAGATTCTGCTGTTGAGCAAATCTCAAAAGCTATTCGTAGAAATAGAATGGGGATTAAACAACAAGGAAAACCAATCGGTTCATTTATTTTCTTAGGACCAACTGGTGTAGGTAAAACTCACTTAGCTAAAATGTTGGCCAAAGAAATGTTTGGTACTGCAGATTCTATGATTAGAGTGGATATGTCTGAATACATGGAAAAACACGCAATCTCTAAATTAGTGGGAGCTCCTCCAGGGTATGTTGGTTATGAAGAAGGTGGTCAGTTGACTGAGAAAGTTAGAAGAAAACCTTATTCAGTTATCTTGTTAGATGAGATTGAGAAGGCACACCCTGATGTATTCAACATCCTACTCCAAGTATTGGATGAGGGTCACTTAACGGATGGTCTTGGTAGAAAAGTAGACTTTAAGAATACTTTAATTATCATGACATCTAACGTAGGGGCTAGAAAACTACAGGATTTTGGTACAGGTGTTGGTTTTGGTACAAAAGCTAAAATTGAAAACTTGGAAGATATCCGTAACAACGTAATCGAAGAGTCAGTTAAGAAAGCTTTTTCACCTGAATTTTTGAACCGTCTTGATGATATCATCATCTTCCAATCTTTAGGAAAAGAAGATATCAAGAATATTGTTGAGTTACCTCTTAACGATTTAAGAGATAGAATGGCTGAAATGGGTTACAACATCAAGATTTCTACAAAAATGAGAGACCATTTAGTTGAAATTGGTTACGATGAGAAGTATGGAGCTAGACCTCTTAACAGAGCAATCCAAAAGTACGTTGAAGACCCTATCGCTGAAAGAATGATGGAGGGTGATGTCAAAGAAGGGGATACCATTAAAATTGGTTATGCTAAAAATGACGTTACTGTTGAAATAATCAGTGGTACTGAAAGTAAGTCCTAAAAAAGAAAATCCCCCAAGTGATTGGGGGATTCTTTATTTTAACATACTATTTTTGAATTTACAAAACTGTCGGCTATTGTTACATATAAATCTTCGTATATGGGAACAATTAAGGAACAACCATCATCTAAAAAATCTATTTTAAATTCTGCTTTAAATGTTCCTGCCATATTAGTTTCATTTTTACTAAACTTATAACCAATATAATATTCTGTCACTCCACAAGCCTCATTTTCTACTGGTATGATTAAAGCAGGTTTGTTGAATACTTTAAATTTACAAGTACTACAATCAACTTCCTTCATAGAAAAAGTAATCGCAGCATTCTCAAGATTATCAAATATCTTTTTGTAATCATTACGACCATCATTAATTACCTTCATTTGTAAAATCGGTAATTCTGAATTTTTCTTTATGAAGAAATTTTGTGCCATAAATAATTAAAATAATTTAAGCAGGTTCTTGACCATTAATTATTGAAGTCCAATTATTTTTAGTGTCAGTTACTTTTTGAGTTATTCCTGGATTGTCCAATAGAATTTCCACCTCTTTAGCATAATCTTTTGTGGTGTCAATAGTTACGTTTGTTGTCGCTATAGCAGATGTAGGGTTATTTTCATCTCCAGCATTTACTGTTATTGACAAAACAAAAGTTAATCTTTCTGCTATTGTTAACATATCTCCGTCTAATGTTACACCGTTAGGGACTTCATTAGTAAAACTATACGAATAAGGACCGTTAAAACCTTTTGTTATTACATCATCTAAAAAATATTCAGTATTTTGTTTTTCATAATTTGATGAAAGTATTTTTGTATTAAAATTTGCACTTGCCATTTTATTTTTATTTTTTAATTTTCTTATTATTATGCGTCAATGTTTGTTATGTTTAACACATCTGAGTTATCGTAGTAAGATAATCTTAATGTACTATCAGGTCTTTTGAATATTATACAGTTATAATCACCGTATACGTGAGTTGCCCCCGTTGTGAAATCTATACTATTTGGTGAGTAGTCTATTTGATTTATTTTGAAGTCATTCCCCACTGTGTTTTCGAAGAAACCGTTACCCACTGTGTTGTTGTTAAAGTCATCACCAATAGTGTTGGAATAGAAAAGAGAATCAATTTCATTCAATGTAAAGTTAATCCCAATATTATTACCCCCACTAGTTTGAGAACCGTCATCACCAAAGTAATTACCGATGTTGTTATTGTTAAATCCATTAGAAATAATGTTTTGTGTTCCACTACCAGCGTTACCAAAGAAATGACCAACCTTGTTATATTGGAAATCAGTACCAATTTCGTTAAACGCTGAGTAGTTACCCAAATTATTAGATATAAAGTTATCACCAATTTCAATTGGGAGTCCACCAATACCTGAGTTACCGACAAATAAATTCCCTATTGTATTATTGTTGTTGTTTGACCCAAAAACGTTAAACCAAAAGACGTTTCCAATTTTATTATTGGTGAAGTTTAAGTTTAGTGCGTTAAATATTACATTATCACCAATCACGTTAAATTGGAATCCAGTGTTTATGATGTTTCCACCATCCCCATTTGAACCACCACCAACAGTAGGGTAGTTAGTGTCATTACCAAAGAAATTACCAATCTTATTGTATTTAAAATCATCAAAAATAATATTTTGAACTGGTGAACCAGGACCCGAACCATCATTCCCAAAGTAGTTACCTATTTCATTACCTTCAAAACCATCAACTACTGTATTTCCAACAAAGAAATTTTCAATATCGTTACCTGTAAATGTATTACCTATAGTATTATTTTCGAAGTTATTTTTTATTGAGTTAGTCTCAAAGTTATCACCGATAATATTGTTGGTAAAGTAATTACCTATAACATTATCGTACATAAATTGTCCAATAGTATTATTTTCAAACACATCGTTTATTACATTACCATGGTCGTCACTACCTCCGAAACCAAAATCATTTCCTATTGTGTTATTTTGAAACTCATTTCCTATTTTATTATATGCGAATCTTTCACCATTATTAGGCTCAGTATATATAGAGTTCCATGATGTACCACTTGGTGAAACTGAACTATCCCAACCAGGTTCAGCAAAAGAATTATAAATAGGGTCAGTACCACTTCTTGTTATTTCTACATCACCTGGAACAATGTAATCCACGTCAGTTCCACCATTAACTAAAGTGAATGCTATAACAGGACCTAAACTATTACCAGAAGAATCAATTTCTTCTCTTGTGTATTGAAATCCATTGTCGTTAGTTGACCATTGTGTAAATTTAATCTTGAAATATTGTGATGTTGATGTAACCTCCATCACAAGTTCTTTACCTAAAATTTTCCCAAAATCACCATTAAGTGAATTATAAAAAGTATCATATGTTCTTGTTGATACTGTTGATAAGTCGTTCCACCCAAATAAATCTAAATTAGATGGGTTGTTATTATAAAAGTTTGTACCTATATCGTTGGTAAAAAATTCATTACTAATAATATTACCATTAAAATAATTTTTAGTTTCATTATTATAAAAACTATCATTAACTGTATTATTATTAAAACCATTACCAATAAGATTGTGATTAAAATAACTACCAATTTGATTATTATTAAACCCATTAAGTATTGTGTTACCTTGAGAATCGCCATTAATAGTATTCTCTTGGTAGTTTGTACCAATTTGATTGTTTTGGAAATTTTGTCTTATGATATTTTCGTTAAAATTATTACGAATATAATTTCTATAAAATTCAAAATTATCTAAGTTACCGAAGTCACCAATTACATTATCGTTAAAATTATCTAATATTTCATTTTTATAAAACCCAGAATAAATAAGATTGTTACTAAAACCATTACCAATAATGTTGTCTTCAAAATCAGTACCATTCTCATTCAATAATCGGTTATTATTAAAATCATTACCAATATGGTTAGAGTATAAATTTGCATTTATTAAGTTACGATTAAAATAATGACCTATAATACAATCATCAATATCGTTTACTGATACGTTTTCATAACACCAATCCCCCCAAACGTTATTTTGATTGTCGGTTCCAAATGTGTTGTTATAACAATAATCACCAAATTTATTACTTTCATATTGTCCTTCTAATAATACATTATTTGCTAATATAAAAGTTCCAGAACCTAAATTTGTATAGTTATTAGCGTAATTACCTACATAATTATTTTTTGCGTATTCTTGATTAAGAGCATCTCCAAATGTTGTGTATTCAATAAAATCAGATGTTTTAACATTTGTTCTTTTAAAGCTAAAATAACCATTACTATCATTAGTTTCTTCTATTGTTTTGTAAATTACTGTACCTAGACCTACTGAACCTATTGTATCACCTGAAACTGACATTAATGTGTCACCAGAAATACTTACAATCTCGTAATAACTAGGGTCAGCATTAGGGATATAAATAACATCACCAATAGTTAAACCAGTAAAAGATGTATCAATACCATTCACAGTACCACCACTAAGTAATTCGATTGTACCATTTATTCTTAAACCTTCTCTTTGAGTAAATAATCTATATCTTTTAAATAAAATATTTCTATGGTCATAATCAGTTCTGTTATTGAACTCATCGATTCTTTCAGTAATTCTACCAAAAGTAACACCACTAGTAACCTCCGTTTGATTAAATGTCCAATCATATAATATTCTATCTTTAGGATAAGCTGGTTGATAAGCTATCTCACTGATTGTGTTTGCACTAGTAGCTAAAACTAAAATAGGCTCAACAGGACCTTGTTTGTAATTACCACTTGTAATAGGATTATTGTTATAATCAAAATCAGGCTGGTCATAACAAGTTTTAAAATCTGTGATTAGATAAAAAGAACCTGAATCTAATGTACCACTCGTAATATGATTTACCAATCCTGAATAAGTTACACCATAAGTATTTGTACTACCTGTAATATCTTGGTCAAAGTTTATGATTGTACCGTCAGGGTTTAGTTTTTCAAAATAACCAGTAACAAGGTCAACACCAACAGAGTAAACACCATTTTGTGGCGTTATTGTAGTAAAGTCAACACCATTAATATATTGCGTCTCAACGCCACCTTTTTTTAAAATTAATTTTCCCATTTTTTTGTTTTTATTTATAAATATCACACTAAACCAATAGCATAATAATTATTTTAATTATTTTGTTGAAAGTATCTCCCAATCCTTTTACTTAATCTTACTCTTGGTTCATTTTCAGTTCTATTTAAAACCTCATAAGGCAAAACAAACCCAAAACTTAAAAGTATTCTTCTTGAATTAAATTCGTTTGTCCAATGTTTATAAAGAGACGCTTCAAACGCATAAAGGTCCGTTTTTTCAATATTAATTGATTCATCACCCACAAAAAAATCATAATTTTCAGACAACACAGATATATTACATTTGTAGTTAATATACCCATCAATTGACGCGTCGTAATGTGGATTTATTTTCCCACCCTTATCCATGTCAACTGCTTGTAAGAAAATGTTATCTTTTGGAAAATTAAACTCTTCTGATATCCTATCTATAATTTTATAAATAAAATCAGGTAAAGGTTCTTTTGAAACATCAGATATTGCTTGAAATTTTGTGATGTAGTTAGTTAAGGGGGTGTTAGATATGTCGAATATACAAGATTTACCATTAAGTGTTTTAGATAATTCTGTAAGATGATGATTACTACCATTACCATTGTGATTAACAGAATCAAGCCAAGTTACTATTTGGTCTACCACGTCTTTTGTGATAAATTTTTTTATTATCTTATATGTTTCCGTATTTCCCAATTTTTTTTAAGTTGTGCTTTTTCAAAAATTCTCTTGGGTTCATTGCCTCAATTATTGTTAATTCAGCAGAATCCATAAGTTGTTTTGCCTTTTCTTCGGTTACTGCCATAACACATAATTTATGTGTTGCTGGTAATTCTCCTGTTGGTGATAAATCTATTTTTAAGATATTATCATTTTTCATTTTTTCTCTTGCCTGTGAAACCTTAGATTCTTCACATAATATACAGATTCTCATATTATTTATTTTTTAATAAATTAAGTAGTTCTTTTTTTTCTTCTCTTGACATTGGTTTACTCTTAAACATATTAACAACTTCGGTAATTTCTTCAGAAGTATATGTGTTAAGTAATGTGGTTTTTGTTTCCTCACATTCTTTATATGTCATTTCATAAGCATCCTTTGAGTTATCAACCCAAACATCATTTTCTAAAGATTGTAGAAACTTATTGTCACTTTTTCTTTTAATATATTTTATCATTTTTTTAATTTTTATAAAGTTAGTTGTTGAAGACCTCAAACGTTAATGTTCCACTAGAACAGAATTGATATACTAAGTTGGTTGGCATTTCTAAATTTACAGAACCATCTCCAGCGTCAGAATATGTCCCCAAATAACTCATATTTGGTTCAGAGTTTAAGTAAGTTATAAGTTCTGACATATCAGTTACGGTACCATTCCCGTAAAGTGTTTGAATGTAATTTCCATTACAAAACAAAGAAATACTAGTAAAATTAATAGGAAATAATGATTCTACAGTTCCGTTTATTGAAACTGGTGTGGTATCTAAATCTTGTTTAATTTGAATCTCTACTGGAAAATAATACAAATTATCAGCAACTGTGTCAAATATTTCCGTATCAACAACCGCAACAAAAATTATGTCATCTTTCTCGTTTACAAAACTTACAGGACCTATAAAAGTCTCTAATA